ACCTTTCACGTCATGAGCCAGGTTGCCGTGACGGCTGAACCGGGTGGAGTTACCGGCTACACTAGCGCATCAATACCCGCAGACTACGAACAGTTCATCCTCCGCGCCTCGGACGCTGCCATGACGATTTACGTCAGCGACAGTTCCGACCCAATTGACCCTGACAACGCAACCACCTACGACGCCTCTGGAGTAGGAGAGGTCCGGCTGCCGGACGATTTTGCCTTTGGGGGTGGAACGTTGTGGTACCTTGCCAAGAACACCACCGAAACAACCGTCAACTTTTATCTGCGTCGCATTCTTTGCAACAAGGATTCCAATGGGGTGTATCCGGGGGATCTGCCAGACTTCTTCAAGAAATTGAACAATGGCAGCTTTGGTTATGAGATTCGCAGCTACAACTTCCCCAGCAGCACCTATTTGTCCACTTATCTAGAGTGTGGCAAGTTGGAAATTCCGCATTCCGGATACTGTGTCTTTGAGGTGGTGGTTTCACGGTTGCCGGTATTGGGTGATAACGATCTGTGGGAGATTCCTTCCACGGGTGAAGCTGCCCTGGACGTCAAGCTCGGGGTCATGTTGGGCGCAACTTTTGATGTTGCTGGGACGTTTGAGGAGTTTCAAACGGTGACAATTTTGGCAGACGAGCCAAGTGTGACGACGACGGTGTTTTGGCCGGTGATTGGCGGGACTCCGTTGGCCTACCAATCAACCAGCGCGGTGGACGTCATGGCCTTTGTGAATTTCATGCCGTTGGTCAATAGCCATTTCTTCCCAGATTACGACTATTCTTCCGGAAGTTTGGCCAATGTGTCGGTACACGGACAATGGTCAGGGGAACGACAAACTCCTTCGACCGCTAGGCTCAAGACCGGATTCGCCCTCAACGGAAGGCCATCAGACCCAAACATTTCAGACTGGGTGGTGCTACCAGTCAGTGCTGAGCTTTACAACGACACCGAGGCAACTCTGGGAATTTTATGAACATCTTGAAAAGAATCTTGGTCTTGTGGCTGGTCTTTCTGGCGGTTGTAGTCACGGCTCAAACACATGTGCGGTTTGATCTTGCTGCTCCTTACTTCAACGCCAACCCGGCTTCCAATCGGGTAGTGACATTGCAGCCGTTGACGCCATTTCCTGGCAACCTGATTACTTATACATCGTCGGTGGCAGGGATATTCTACCATTCCAATGCCTACATTGGAGACTATTCGGGCGTCGTCAAGGCCAAGGGCCAGGCGGCACAGATTCCATTTCAGATCACAGTCACGGCCACCAATCTAGGTGTGATAGATGCGGATGACATCACTTCGGTTTTGGGACAGCAAAGTTATCCGTCCGCAGGCAAGTCGTCCTGGTCCATTCAATCAGCAGACCAACGATTCTTATTCACTCCAACCAATGCCGCCACGGCGGAAGACGGACAGATCCTGGCCATCACCGGGGACAAGACCAAGTACATTGATGTAGCAGCCGGCAGCACCACTTACAATCTCATCAACTCGACCAATCTGCCGGCCACTTCCATTCGACCGGGCACGGCAGGCATAGATATTTCCGGCAACGCCGCCACTGCCACCTTTGCTTCCAATGCAATTGATGTGGCCGGGTCTGCTTCCATCAGCATAGAAACCAATCTATTGCTGCGCACCCCTTCACTGACAACCGCCGTCACCAATGCCTGGCGTTTGGATGCCACCAATGCCGCGTTGCTGGCAGCCCAGAACGCCACCAATGCTGCTGCTTTGGCCATCAACCTTGAGTTGACGGCAAGAACAAATCAGACCTCGCTTTCAAATGTGTTGCGCACTTCCTTTGCAGACATCAATGCCTCAAGCAGCACTGAATGGATCACAAACGCGCTGGCGTCCAAGACGGGAACCAATGAGATCCGTGCGGTGATTCACACCAACACCGCAAACGTGTTGGCAGGCGCAGTGATCACGGCCACCAATGCGCTGGTTGCTCCAACGGTCTATGCTAATGCAATTGAATCCACGAACGCAAGCAGCCTTACGATCACAGCAGGTGGCGACACTCTGACGTTGGGGTCAGATGCCGCGACGTATAATGGATCGAGCGGCTTTGTGGGAGTAGGCAGTTCCTTGACGGTGGACGCAAGCGGATTCAATGGCAATTTGACGACAGGCGACAATACGGTGCAAGAGATCGCTCAGAAGTTGGATGACCTGGTGGCCAGCGGTGCGGATCTGTCTGCGATTGATTTCCTGGTTGGGACGGCGAGCGGGTTGTTGTCGGGCGAGATTGCGGTGGGGATTACGCCGGGTGGTGAACTTGGTGGGACATGGGCCAGTCCTACGATTGATGACGGCGTGACGGTGACAAGTTGGGCATTGGGTGCATCCACGGCAACCACGCCAACCTCTGGCGACAACGACACAAGCTTGGCCACGACAGCCTTCGTGCAGACTGAACTGGTGGCGGCGACCAATGGTTTGCCGGCATTGCTTTCGGCCAAGGCAGGCACAAATGAAACACGGGCATTGATTCATACCAATGCGGCGAATATTTTTGCGGGCGAAGGTTCTGGTTTGACCAATTTGAACGCCTCTGAATTGCGCAGTGGCACTGTTGCCGCGGCTCGCCTGCCGGCAAACACCGTCAGTTCGGACGGCATTGTGACCAGTGGCAGTGGACAGATTAGCAAGGTATGGAAAACCGACGGCAGCGGCAATCCAAGTTGGCAAGATGACGCGCTTGGCGAACCGGGCGGCGGCATCGGCACGCTGAATGGCTTGACCGCCGATCCGCAGAGCTTTTCTGTCGTGCGAACATTGAATGATGCGCAGATCGTTTCGGCCACAAGCACACACACGTTTCATTTTCCTTACGCGGGGGCAAACACGAACGGATTATTGCACACGAACGATTGGGCAGTGTTCTCAGCGAAGGCGAGTGCACAATCGGTGATTGACGCCACGAACAGTGCCCGGCTGGCGATTCAATTGGAGCTCACCGCCAGAACGAATCAGGTGTCGCTATCAAATGTCTTGCGGACTTCCTTTGCGGACATTTCCGTGACTGGTGGCGGAGGCACAACGAATCTATTGGGGGTGCTTGTCGAAGGGAGTAATGCAGGTGGTCAAAGTGCTACCAATTTCAACACTGTCATAACCACCAACGTTTTAGGAGTCGGCAAGGCTGCCTATTTTACGAACTTGACACCAACCAGAATTGCATTCGTTGGCAGTGGCAAGGATTTGACGAACAGCGCAGACTTGATTTTTAATGCGGCTGCCAAACGATTTGTTTCAGGGAATAACAACTCTGCCAAGGACGACGCTACCGGAACAGACTCTGCCATAGTGGGAGGACAAGACAATTATTTGGGCGGATCAACCGAGGACGTTGCCATTTTGGGAGGTACATGGAACAGAATCGGCGTAGCAAACCATCCGACGGGCGGAGGTGGATACTCCTCGGTTATTCTTGGCGGCCAGGGAAATTTGATAAGCGGATCAAATGATGTAGTTGCACCATTATTCATGTCATACAACTCCATAATTCTGGGCGGCCAAAGCAACATCGTGACAAGAAATTTGGGCACGGCTGGCGGCAGAGGAGCATTGTCGGACCACGTCTCAGCTTGGGTGTGGTCTGATTCAACCACCGACACCAATTTTTATTCAACCGGCAGCAACCAGTTTCTGGTAAAAGCCACGGGCGGAGTCGGAATTAACACCAACAACCCGCGTGGTTACTCCATGGCGATTCACGGGAATGTGTATCATCAAGGGACAAATTCCATGATGGGGGCGCACATCTTTAATGGCGCAGCCTCTGCTGGCGTATTGCGGATTGACGAGGATAGTGACGACGGAGCAAATTATTTGGCGCAGACCATTGCTCCGCTGGCGGGCAATCGCACCATCACTTGGCGGGATGCCAGTGGAACTCCTATGCTTTCCGGTGACACCTTCACCGGGGATGTGACCGCTACAATCGACACTGACGGCGGCACGGCCTTGACCATTGCAGACTCCGTTGCCGTGACCGGCTGGACCTTAGGTGCGTCCATTGCCACCACACCGAGCAGTGGTGACAGCGACACATCGTTGGCCACTACAGCGTTTGTGCAGACCGAATTGGCGGCTGCCACCAACGGACTGCCTGCTTTGCTTGCTGCCAAGTCGGGGACGAATGAGACGCGGGCAATTATTTTCACAAATGCCGCCAATCGAATTGCCACTTCGGTACTTACCAACGCAGCCACTACTGCAGCGTTGGTGTATGCGGATGCCAACGGCGGTTACGGCGAGGCAACTGTGGCAAATGTTTATGGACTGTGGACAGGCACGGGCACATTCCCAACCCGCTTCGGCACGAACGCCGATGTTCATTTGATTCCTGGTAGCAATATCAGCATAACCACCAACACTGTAGGAAGCATATTTACCATCGCTTCATCAGGCGGGGCGGCGCTGGAATATGCCAATGCTCAAGACGTTTTCGTCACCACCGGCAATGACTCGGTGATCCTGGTGGATTCCGGCAGCAACATTCTGGCGACGTGGAACGGTGCGGCGGATACGTTTCTTCAGAACATCGCCGGCTCGACGCTCACGATGAATAGCGGCGGCGTGCAAATTGAGGCCACCGACCACGGCGTCTCGGTTGAAACGGACGGCATCAACATCACCGGCACAGGCATCAGTCCCAGCACGCTGCTGGGCGTGGACGCGGACAGCGATCTGGTTTCCGTGACATCGCTGTCCTCACTGAATGTGACGCTACTCAACGCCACGAATGTTGCCACGATGATCACCAACGCGCCTTTCCTTAAGACGGACGCGAACAGCTTGCTGGCTTACACGGCAGACGGCGCCAGCCTTACCAACCTCAACGGCAGCATTGTCATCGCAGGCAGCAATGTGACGGTCACCACCAACACCGTGGCCGGCACGGGGCAGAAGACTTACACCGTGGCCAGCACGGGCGGCGGTGGCGATGCCACCAAGCTGATGATGAGCGGTGGCCTTGGAACAGACGACACCTGGGCGGGCGCGATCATCACCAACTTGAACGCGGGCGCAACCATAGCGCAATGGGACGCGGTGTATCTTGGCAGCGCGAGCAAATGGCTGCTCGCGGATGCGAATGGATCGGGAACATATCCGGCGCTCGGCATTGTGACCTCAGCGGCGAATGACACCGATCCCGTCACGGTGGTCACGCATGGCACGATCCGCAATGATGCGTGGGCATGGACGCCGGGCGGCACGTTGTATCTCAGTTTGACGGCGGGCGGCCTCACGCAGACTGCGCCGTCCACGGATGGCGAGATTCTCCAAGTTGTCGGAACGGCGCTCACGGCGGATATTATTGAAGTCAATCCGTCGTCGGACTATGCCGAACTTGGAACGCCGGCAGCCGGCGGGACTCCTGCTTTGGCATTAGTATTGGCTGAGGGTCAGGACGCGGACGGCCTTTCGATTACTAATCTCGGATCGCCGACTGCAGCGGACGATGCCGCAAGATTAGCAGACATCAATTCAGCGACGAATGGCTTCCCCGCGTTGATTGCAGTCAAGGCGAACACGAACGCGCCTGTCCTCTATTACCCGTCCATTTACGGCATCACGACGAACCTGCCGTATTCCCCGACTGTGAACATCTTGAGGACGTTCGTGCCGCAGACGAATGATTACGCCGGACAGTTGGCCTTCAACGAGTGGTGGTCCTACGACAGCCAAACGGACAATGGTGAGGGCATTTACAGCCGCGGCTGGAACCACAGCCCCACCGGCCACATTGACACGAATTTCCACAGCTTCCTGGAAAACGTGGAATTGAACTGGGATCCCACGCTTGGCGCCCCCAACGAACTGGAGCGGCAGATTGAATATTATCTGGAATACGGACCTCGCTCCAATGGCGCGTCCGCCCGGGTGTTCGGTTTAACGATGCGCAGCAACCTGATGACCGCCCGGTTCAATGCCGACTTCTTCGGGGTTGCGGATCCTTATTCCAATGTCCCCTCCTTCTCGGTGGACCCGGATCGCGACAACGATTCGGCGGTGATGATCTTGAAGGGCATCTTCAAGGTGCGCACCAATGCCGCGAACGGCGGGCAGATTGTTCTGGAAGGCGGACAACTTCAACACACCGTGCCGAGCGGCTTCACCGCGTCCTTCGTCACCAGTGGCGTGGACTGGGACAATGGGCAGGCCGTGCGCCCGGACTTCTTCATGCACAGCACCGGCACGAGCAAGGCGTGGACGACCACGGGCTTCACCAATCTGAACTTGACACGGGCGGCGCTGGCCTTGAGCAACGGCACGCCGGGCCGCGTGATGATGTTTGGGCCGGGCAACCTGGTGACCAATGTGAGCGGGACCGGCGTACTGCTCGGCACGGGCGATCCGGCGGTGGCCGGCACGGATTACGTTTCTCCGTCTGGAAGCGGTGCGGCGCTTACGGTGGATGCGAGCGGCTTTGATGGCAACCTCACTACCAGCGACAACACGGTCCAGGAGGTGGCGCAGAAGCTTGATGATCTTGTGGCCATTGGTGGAAATTACCTGTCCAACACATTGTATGTCTCTTTCTCAAGTGGCAATGACACTACCGCTCTGCCCGGACGCAGGGACCTGCCCTACGCGACGCTGTCCAACGCCGTCTATGCGGCGGACACCGACGACACAGTGTTTGTGTTTCCTGGCCGCTACACCAACAGCGGTCCGATGATGACGCTCTCGAATAAGAGCACCTCCATCTATTTCCTGGGCGAAGGGATGTTGGTGCTGACCAATAACACCGAGATTCTTCTGCAACAACCCACGAATCATAACATTGTCCACGCACCCGGCTGGACCTGGATCACTCAACTTGGACACGCGTTCCGGCAGGCCCCCGTCGGGCAGGGAGACGCCAACATCGATCTCACGGTTGGGCATGTTAAGAACCGGGTGAATGGTAAAATCGCCATCCAGACGGATGGCGAAGGCACCAACCGTTTCACCTTTTCCAGCATTCATTGCACTGGCAGCGGTGTAGGCATCAGCGTCAACAATCCGGAGAACCACATGTATATTGGCACCATCCTGTGTGCCACCGGCGAACCGATCCAAATCGAACTGGGTCGAAATTATATCTACGCGGACCAGATGACCGCCAGCAACACTGTGCTTTATGTCTACGGCTCTCAAAGCTCGACCTATACCGATATTCAGGTAGGGAAACTGGAATCGCTCTCCGGTAACTATCTGATCACGGGTGATGACGTTGGCCAGCTTTACATCACGGCCAACACCATCATTGGCAACGCAGACTACCGGATGATTGATTGCTTTGCCACCAACCTGACCATTCGCGGAGCGACCATCATCAACCGAGGCACCGGCGCGTTGTTCCACGGCTACAGCGGCAACAACACCTACCTGATCGGCTGCCGCCTGGAATCTGAAGGAGCGGAGATCGAGGGGGCTGGCACTAGCAAGTTTTATCTCATGGGCACCTCTTACGACCCGGCCACATCCAGCGGCACCATCAACCGACTGGATAATTATTTCCCGGTCAACGCGAATGTGGCCGGCACGAATCACAGCCACGCGCTGGTGCTCACGAATCTCAACCAGGGCAACGCCACGGTGGCGCTCGGACTGGACGGCGCTACCGGACGAGTAACAACCAATAGTGTGCCCGGCGGCTCGGGTGATGATCTGGGTGATGCCACGGCGGTGGATGTGCAGGCGTTATTTCCTAGTCCGATCCTGACGAATGGCCATACCGCACGCGTGTTCCTTGGGAACGGATTGCTGTCCACGAACGCGGCGGCCACCAACCTTTTTGCGGGCCCGCTAATCTCGCCGGGCGATGGTTCGCAATCCTTCAAGGCCGGCGAGGCGGCTGACGCCGACGGCGCTGGGGCCACGGCGGTGGGCGTGGGCGCGACTGCTCCGGGTGCAGACGGAACAGCAGTTGGCCGCAACGCGCAGGCCAACAATGAAAATTCCACGGCGCTGGGCGAAGGCACGGCGGCAGACGCCAATCTCGCCACCGCCGTTGGTGCGGAGGCGGGCGCATCGGGATCCAGCTCAACTGCGATTGGTGGCGCTTCCTCCGCCGGTCATGGCAACTCCACCGCACTGGGCACGAGCGCCACCACCACCGAAGCCAACCAGATCCGCCTGGGCACGGCGTCGGAAAACGTGAGCGTCCCTGGCGGCTTGCGCGTGAATGGAACCATCTTTGCCACGAACCTCACGGCCAGCCAGTTTGTGGCCACGGACGCGGACAAGAAACTCGTCAGCACTTTGAACGGCTCGACGTTGACCGATCTGAACGCGGCGAATCTCGGCAGCGGTATCATTCCCGATGCGCGGATGCCAAACCTCACCGGCGAAGTCACCACCAGCGAAGGCGCGGTGGCCACCATGATTGCGGATAGCGTGACGGTCACGGGCTGGGCTTTGGGCACCAGCACGGCAGACAACTTCACCGCCGGCACACTGACCAACACGGCGGGCACAGCTAACCGGATGGCCTTTCATGACGCGAACAAGAAGATCATCGCCGCCGCCGCCAGCGGTGCGGTGCCATTAAATGCGGATGGCTCGGCCACCACCTGGGCGCAGATCAACGCGCTCGCCCCGGCAGGCATCATCACCAACTACACCACGCAGGCGATCACGTTGACCAACGCCGCCAACGCCATTGCTGGGGTGCTGACCAATGCCGGCGGAACGGCCTGGGGCGTCGCCTACCACGACTCAAACAAGAAGATCACTTCCACCGCTGCCGGAACGGCTGGGCAGGTCTTGATAAGCAACGGCAGCGCCGCCCCGTCCTACGTCTCGCGCACGAACTGTGCGACGTTCGTTTTGGAAAACCCCACGAGCAGCGACAAGATGCCCGGCCCGCGCTTGCAGGGCGCGTCAACCATCCGCAGCGTCACCTGCACGCTCATCGGCAGCGGCTCGCCCTCGATCACTTACAACATCAAATACGGCTCGGATCTCAGCGCCGCCGGCACCAGCGTGACCACGACGCCGAGCGCCGTGACCAGCGTGACCACCGGCACCGCCGCCACGATCAACAACTCCGCCGTGACCGGCGGGGACATTCTCTGGCTGGCGAACACCGCGCAGAGCGGCACGGTCAACTGGATGAGTGTAACCGTGGAATACACGACGCCATGAAATCCATTCTCCATCTTCCATTCTCCATCCTCGTCTTCCTGACGTTTGCCCTCCCCGCCCACGCCCTCACGCCCGTCTTTTGTTGCGGCTTCGAGTGCGGTCAGATGGGATCGGCGGGCCAGCATTGGACTTCCGGGGGTGGGACGGTCTCTTTTGACACCACCACCAAGCGCAACGGTGCGCGGGCGTTGCGGACCAATCCCACGGCCTCGTCCAGCGCCTACGTCACCTCCCCATCGCCCGGCAGTTTCGACACCTGGGTGGGTCGCGTGGCCATTTATTTCACCACCCTGCCGAGCATCAACCAGACGCTCTTTATTGGCGCCAACACCTCGGCGGGGGCGGTCTTCAACGCTTCGGACAGCAAGATTTATCCGGGTTATTTGAGCGGCACGGTGCAGTTCGGTAGCAGTGGCGTGGCGGTGACCACCGGGGTTTGGTATATCCTCAACGTCTCGGTCAATGTATCCGCCAACCCCTGGCTGATTGATGTGAAAGTGGACGCCACCACCACCACGCAGTTGAGCCGGGCCACGACCGCTTCAGGGGACACCGCCTTTCGCGTGGGGATGGTTCAGTCCTCCAGCACCACGGCCGATGTTTATTTCGACGATCTTGTGATCACTTCCGCGGGTGGCGACTACCCCATCGGCGACGGTTACGTAAACCATTTCGTGCCCACATCCGACGGCACGCACAACGTCGCTGGCGCGGCGGACTTCCGGCGCGGCGACACCACCACCGACATCCTCAACGCCACCACCACAGCCTATCAACTCGTGGACGATGTGCCGCTCGATGACACGACCCCGGACACGGACGACCACATCCGCATTGCCGCGCCCGCCAACGCGACGGATTACGTCGAACTGGTCTTTGGCCCCGCCAGCGGCATCAGCACACCGACCGTTGCGCCGCGTGCCGTCGAGGTCATCACGGAAATCTTCGCCGCCGGCACGGGCCTCTCCGACGAGATCATCAAGCTCAACGACAACGGTACCGAGGACAACATTTACGACGGCACGCAGGTGGCGGGCGTCACGACCGGCACTTACAAACGCAAACATTACGCCGCCGGACCTGCCGGCGCGTGGACGATTGGCGGCGGTGGCAACGGGGACTTCAACGATCTGCGCCTGCGCTACGGCTACGCCACGGACGCCAATCCGGACAAATCCCTGATGGCCGTCATGGTAGAGGCCGAGTTCGTCCCGTCCATCCCACCGCCTGCCCGCACCCGCCGAGCCCAAGTGATCACCAAATGAAAACCAAATTCTCAATCTTAATCTTTCTCTTAATCTTAATCTCTTTTCCCTCCAACGCCGCGATCACCAAATGGAATAATCTCGACGTGGGTGGTGGAACACTGGCAACCAACGCTGCCGCTACCAACACATTGTTGCAAGGCACGTCCGCTGCGACCGCCAAATGGACGGGTGGCCCGACCATCACAAACCTCACGACCATCGGCACCGGAGCGAACTACATGGACTCGCTGATCGTGACCAACGTCCTCACGGCGCGGACGAACAACGCGGTGTTCGATTCGATCAACACCAACTGGGTGATTGGCACGCGCTACACCAATACCGTAGCGGGTGGCTTTGATGCCCGACGAGCCAAGATTGCCTACTCCATTGAACTCACGGCGGCGGCGGCGGGTACGGCCAAATGCACGCTCTACGTCGAGAAGGTTGGCGTCATCACGAACAAGCTGTCCGTTTCCGCCGGGCCGTTGGCGTCCCTGATTACTATTGAGCCATTGCTGGACTTTGCTGGTTCAAATGATGTCTGGTATTTCGCCGACGAAACCTCCGGGGCTGGCGCGAGTATTGCGGGTGCAGCTGGGACAGGCAGTTGGAAAGGCTGGTAACGATGATCAAATACATTCTCATTCTTTGCGCACTGGCCAGCGGGGTATTTGGCGCTGTTACCATTGGCGGCAAGGCGTCGTTGAATGGCAAGGCGTCGTTGGCGACGGAGGCGTCAGGTGGCGGTGGGGGTTTCTCGGACGACTTCAACCGCGCGGATGGCGATTCGCTCGGCGGCAACTGGACGGAGATTGGTGACGTGGATATTGCGAGCAACGCGGCCAATTCCCCACAGACCTTTGACAATAACCTTCGCGGCGCGGCCTATACCGCCACGTCCTGCGGTTCGGTGAATCAATACGTCAAGGTGACACTGACCAGTAATAACTCAGGCGGCAACGTCGCGCCGGGTGTGTTGTTGCGCTATACGGACGCCTCGTCACCGTGCTACAATGTTCGGTTCGCGATTGCTTCCGATATTGCCCGTTGGAATCGGCTGGCCACACCGACGCCAACCGGGACCGATGCAGCGGTTGACAACGATCAATTGACAGTCGCTCCCGGCGATGTCGTTGGAATCACCATCGGCGGCACTGGGGCCTCGACCGTGGTTCGCATCTGGGTCAACCCGACTGGTCTCCCAAGCGCGGTGGATAATTGGGACGGCGACACGACGCCCAGTCTTTCGTTGACTGTGGACCCCGGCACTCCGGTTGACACGGGAAACTATGTAGGCATTTGCGGGCTTGGTTCCTTGGGCGTGCTGGAATGGGATGATTTTTACGGGGGAGGTTTGCCGTGAGACGCCTGCTCCTGCTCCTGCTCTTAATCGTGCTCCACTCGCGGGCCGCCACCATCAACGCGGATAGCGCGTCGCACACCGACGTAACTGCTGCCATCGCCGCAGCCAGCGATGGCGATACCGTTGTCATTCCCTCTGGCACGGCGCTTTATACTTCCGCGCTCACCTTGACCAAAGCCATCACCCTGCAAGGCGCTGGAATTGGTCAGACGATCATTCAGGACGGCCTTAGCTCATACGGCGCGTATTTGTTGAACGTCACGCTGGTTGAGGATTTGACGACGCGCATCACCGGCATTGAGTTTGAGGATGGCGCAGGCAGTTACGGAGCGGGCCAGGCGAATCGCATTCGCATTTCAGGCACTTCGATTGATGATCGGCGCATCAGGATAGACAACTGCAAATTCGATTCACTGTGCGGACCGGTCTTCGTGTTCTACACCTGCCTTGGCGTCGTTGACGACAATATCATTCTCGGAAAATCTTCCGGCATTCCCGCGTTTCTTGGACACGTCATCAATTCGAGTTGGGGGCGCACGGTGGACACTTCCGCTTGGGGCGATGGCGCGTTTACCAATGCGAACGAATTTGGCAGCGAGCGATTCCTGTTTTTTGAGGACAACAAAATAACGAATCTCTACGCGGCGTCGGCGTTGACCATGCTGGACGGTCATTCCGGTTCGCGCTACGTCGTACGATCAAATGTTATCCATAAAGGGAGCTTTGAAATTCACGGGCCAGAAGCGGCGCGCACGCGGGGCGGGCGGGCCTTTGAGGTTTATCGCAACGTCTTGACGAGCGACGGCTCGCGGTCTTCACCGCTTTACATGCGCGGCGGCGTCGGCGTCGTTTGGAGCAACGCGATTGACGGCTGGACAACCAGCGCGGTGTTTTCACTTTTGGACAATCGCACCCGCGATAACATTTTCGCCCCGTTCAACGGCGCGGACGGTCGCAATGGTTGGGACAAGAATAACGTCGGCACTCCGTTTGACACCGGCACCGCGACGAGCGCTGGCACGCTCACTGTAACAGCGAGCGCGGAGTCTTGGACGCCCGATGCGTGGATTGGCTACACCGTGCGCCGCACTTCTGGAAAAGCTGTCGCGAGCCTCACACGCAGCGGTAGCACATGCACTGTCACCAGCACGGGCCACGGATTCAGCACAGGCAACAAGGTTTCCATCTGGGGATCGGATCAATACCCGTTCAACGGCACCAAGAACATCACCGTGACGGGCAGCGACACCTTCACTTTCACCAGCGATTTTCTCCCGGCGGAAACGACGGCGACAGGAACGATCAAATGCGCGCTCGGTCACAACTTCGCTTTGATTCTGGACAACACCGGCACGCAGTTGACCTTCGCCGACGCGGTGAGTGGCACGGATTACCGATTGATTTTTGCGGCGGCTGACACCTTTGAAATCAACAAGGTTGACCAGAGCATGGATCAAATCGGCGTCATCGGCGGAACGAGCCTCGACGGCGTGAACGTGCCAACGGCGGTCTGGAGCAACACACAAACCGTCTCACCGTGGTATGAGTGGAACAACTACCGGGAAGCCGGCGCGGACGTGGATTTTTCCACCGGCTTTTCCGGCGGTGTGTATCCGACCATCGTCAGCGGCACTCATTTTCACAACGACACCCCCGCGCCGGGCTACACGCCCTACACCTACCCGCACCCATTGCGCGGGGAAGGCGAAGCGCCAGCCACCTACAACCTGAGCGTTGGCACGCTGAATGTGAATAATTTGATTGAACGCTAGCAAACGATGGACAGGTCTGTACATGGTTTTAGGGCAAATATGAAAGACACAATCTCCACCACCGTGATTGCTGCGGCGGCATTTATTACTCAATTCACCAACCTGGATTTATTCTTCAAGGTCTTGGTCGGAGGATTGACGGTTGGGTTTTTATCGTTCAAGTTGTGGATGGCAATTTTGAACAACATAGATGCCATTCTGAATCCACGTCAGTACATTGCTGATAGTCGTGCCCGACGAAAACAAGAGCAGTGGCTCAAGAGCCAAAATGCCGACAACGCTGATTGATTATGACACCAAAGTGGATCACCAATTTCGTGGACGGACTCAAGAGCCTGGTGAATATTCCTAGCGTGTGGATTGATGGAGCGTTGTACGTCTGTCTGGCGTTGACGGGATTTTGGATGATTTTTTTTGGCACCGACGAGGCTGCCAAATATGTCGCTCCGACCATTCTTTTTTGGTCCAAAGGAGTCATTGGATCCTTGGACGCGGCATTCCTGGCGATGAAGTTATTTCGCAGCAACACCTTTGCGGTACACACCGCTGAGCAGAAACAGAAAACCGGTAACACTGAGATCCTGCGGAAGCAAACTGAAAATGGTTAACCTAAATCCAAACATGAAAAAGATCCTTGCCATTATTGCCAGCGCCAGCTTGTTGTGCGGCTGCACCACCACCCCGCAACAAACTCAAATTGAACAGTTGGCGGCGGACCTGCGCGACATCACCGAGGCTACGGTGATCATTGCGCTGGCCGAGAAGCCCGACAACCGCGACGAGCTCTTGCTGGTGTTGGGCAAGCTCAAGGCGTTGGAAGCGTTGCCGGATCCCATCACGCTGACCTCGTTGCGCAGCCTGTTGATGGAGTTGCCGCTGGACCGGCTGGAGTCGGACAAGGGACAACTCTACATCATCGGTGCTCGGGTCATATTGCGCCGGGTGGGTTATGAAGTTGACCTGGGATCGCTGACCACAGTTCGACCAATTGTGGTTGCGTTGCGCGAAGGTTTGGAAGCGGGGTTGAAGTGAAGCGGCTCCTGTTGGTCGCAACGTTGTCGCTCGTGTGCGGCTGTCAGAGCTACCGTGAACGATTCATTTACTTCGGGGCGGACGGCTCAACCAATCACGTGGTGGACGTTTCCTTCAAATCTTGCCTGATGATGGGCAAGGCGGCTAAATTGCGGACCGAGACCCAGACCGGGGAGTTTATCCGTTCCGTCAACGCCGACGGTCTGGAGGTCAAACCGGACGCTGAATCAGTCAAAGCCATCACTCAAGGGGTGACCGAAGCCCTGCTCAAGAGCCTCAAGCCTGTGCCTTAACAGCTTGTTTTCAATGGGTTCCGCCCTGTTTGAAAATAGTTGAAGATTTTTCTTTCCTTTTGCCCAACCGTCAGGCAGAGTTAAGTCACGGTCAGGGGCGAAGAGTCTGAGACCGAGAAAAGAAAGAACGCTAAAATGAACGCTAAAGAATCCGAAACCCTTCAACCGAATCACGCCACTTGGGCAATTTTGTCCGAAGTGTTCAAGCCGAATGGTGACGCCAATGCGGTAATGTACGCCGCGCACCGTTTGCAACAATTGGTTGGCGAAGACCCCGACGCTCCGATCAAACCCGGCAAGCGAAGCGTTATTATTACCACCAACGGCGGGCATTGGGGGCGCGGAAACTCCATCAAGACGGCTGCTGAAACGTGTGTCAAGGCCGGTGCATCCAAATCCGAGCGAGCCTGCGTGATGCTGGTTCTGAACGACGACGCCCCAGAAGTGAATCAGGGCGGAATGGTGATCAGTAATTGCGACTCAGCCCAATTGAACATTGGCTGTGTTGGAACGATTGGTGGAATTTTGAATGCCAACAAGAATTGACCTCGCACTCCACCCGGCTGCGGCAGGGGTGGACTGCGAAGCCAAACACGGCTCGCACAACCAAAATGAAGAACGCTATGAAAACTGAATTAAAATTCCAGGCCAAGCGGTCTGACGCAGGAAACTGGTTCGTCTGCAAAGACGGTCGCACCTTTTGCGAAATCACCCACATTTGTGGCGACCCTGAATTGAACGCACACCTTGTTGCCAAGCAACTCAACGAACACACCGCGCTGGTGGCGGTGGCAGAGGCAGCAGCAAACTTGGCGCACGAGTGTGTTCCAAACAGCGACAAAAACATGCCGCGTCTGAGAGAATTTTGGGCGGCGCAAGCAACACTTCATGCTCTTCGCAATGAACAATCTCCCACGGCGTCTTAATTAGCGTTCTGCCGACCGTGGCGCGGCAGCCCGAAAGCTCTCTGCTTGGAGGCTGCCGCAACTGAATTTGAAATATGAAATTATGAGCGCGTGGCAGGCTGCACCATTTGACGGCAACGATAGCGATAAAACAAATTGGAGGACACGCCTCCTGGCGAGATGCGTTATGACAAATTGTCGAGTGTCAACCCTTGAGGGTCGGAAGTCGGTAAGGTTTGTTCGCGGTGACTCGTTGTCGTCATTTATTTTGTAAGTCAACCAAACAACCCAAAGAGAAAGGTCAGTCAATGAAATGGCGTGAAGGTGGTGGTCAGTTCGAGCAAATCCCTCCGGGGTCTCATCTTGCTCGGTGTTACGGGGTCGTAGATCTTGGCACCCAGCAGAAAACTTTCCAGAACGAAGTTCATCTGGAACGACAAGTTCAAATCTCATTTGAGCTGCCAATGCTCAAAATGGAAGGCAAGTATGATCCCAAGGCCAAGGGCAAACCCATGATGGCCAGCCGCAAGTTCAAGCAGAGCCTGCACCAGAAGGCCAATCTCAGGAAGTTCTTGGAAGGCTGGCGCGGGCGGGCATTCAAGCCGGGTGAAGCCGAACAATTCGATCCCAAGAAGCTGCCGGGGCTGCCCTGCCGGGTCAATGTGGTGGAGAGCCAGGACGGCACGCGCACCTTCATTGACAGCATTGCGCCGCTGGGCAAAGGGGAGAAGATCCCCAAACAGATCAACCCGTCCGTTTACTTCAGCTTGGATCCGGAGGAGTTTGACCCGGCGACGTTCGACAAGTTGAGCAACGGACTCAAGGAGCGCATCGCCAAGTCGCCAGAGTTCATTGCGCTGGAGAACGGCGGTGCGGGTGAAGAAGCCCAAGGGGATGCTCCGGCGGAAGGTGGCGAAGCTGGCGAACCGGGCAACGACGACGCGCCGTTCTGAACAATTTGTGGGCACAACAGGACCAACAGAGTTTATCGGTAGAAGTCCGAAGTGGACGGCCAACGTAATAGTGAGCCTGAAAGATTGAAGTTCCCAACTCTGCCTGTTGTGCCTGCAGCTTAATTCAACCCAAAATGAAACTTATCAAATTCTTCAAAGAGTCCCTCAAGCTGCCAACCTTGTTGGGCGTAACGTCTGAAGCTGAGGAGGAACGCCAGGAGCTCTCCCTAAACCTGCGAGCCATCACCAAGGTGACGAATGCCACCGAACAGACCGCTGCGGTGACGGTAGCCAGAGACGTTCAAACCTATGTCAAAGCGGTCAAGGACAAGGGGCTGGAATTTCGTCGCCCCATCAACGACTTTGTTTCGTTGGTCAAGCAGACCGAGGACAATCACCTAGCCCCATTACTGGTGGAGCAGGAACGTATCAAGAAGCTGTGCGCCAACTTCCAGGAAAAGGAAGCGAGACGAGTGGCCAAGGAAGAGGAAGAGCAAGCCGAGCTCCGTGAGAAGGCCGAGCGCGAACGGCAAGCCCTGGAAGAGAAGGCTCGCCAAGCCGCCATCAAAGCTGCTGCCACCGGCAAGGCCAACGACGAGAAGAAAGCTGCCGCCGTTCAAGCCGCTGCCGAGGCTGCTGAACAAGCGGCTCAAGCCACCATGGTGTTGCCGTTGCCCGAGAAGGCGCGTGACACCGGCATGAGCGTCAAGCGGGTGCTCAAGTGGGAAGTCACCGACATTCGTGCTCTTGCGGCCGCACGACCGGATCTCGTAAAAATGGAGCCAAAGGGGTCAGCCATTCAAGCGGTGTGCATTCCTGAAATGCCCAACAAGCCACCGGGACTGAAGCTGTGGTGGGAGAATCAAACTATTTTCTCAAAACGATAAGTGATTTGTGAGCACGTGGCGGAACGGTGTAGCCGAACAGACTCAGGAGCGAAAGCTAGGGTCGTCGTTCCAATGCCTTGAAAGAGTTATTAGCGTGACAAGCTGAGTCCGCGAGAAACTAGCTGGTTAAAATCCAGCCGTGCTAATCAAATTGAAAGTACAAATGTGAATCTTTACCTCTGGATTCTCCTTGTTCTCCTTTGTGCCCTAGCCGTCCCAGTCATTTGGGCCGGAGTCAGCCGGTGTCCCAAGTGTCACGGTTTCTGCGAGGACGAGGAAGCCTGCCAACTCAAGATTCAAACCGACCAACAACACGAAACCGAAAGACAAACCCATGGCCAAAAAGAAAACGACGATTCAGCCGCGTGAAGGCACCAAGGTCCGCACACGCATCAAACATTTGTTCACCCCAGAGGAAAAGGATGAACGAATCAAGGAGCTCACCCGCACCATGCGCGAGGTGGAACTGAAACAAGAGCAGTTGAAGTCTGCCAACGCCACCGCCAAAGCGGAAATCCGCTTCTTGCTGGCTGGCGTCACAGACCTACGAAACCAACTGGAGGACGGAGGACAGCCGATTGAAGTGGACGCCATCAAGGTGGTGGACCGGAAGGAGGGGACAAAATCCCTGTATCGTTTCTGTCCCGGCCAACCGGGTCACGACGAGTTCTTGAGCAAGGCCAACTTGACGGAGGAAGAGTTTTCCGAGTTGCCCGGCATCCTACCTGACCCGGTTCAGCGGGACGACGACCCGGCTCACCCCCAGGAATGACCGTTTCAGCCGGGGTGGAGGCTTTCCAAACACCCCGGCAAACGTCGCTGCAAGGCCAAGGCGTGGTTTTTATCGGTTGGACGGAAGGCGGGAGGGGCAAGTTTTCGGGGTGAATTTGTTAAAATTGACCTTGTTAGTTGAAGTCCAACAACTTACAAAAGAGCAGCTGTTTCAAATGAAAATAGTTGAAGAAAAAGCTTTCCTTCAGCCTGACCGTCAGGCATAGTAATGGCACGGTGAGGGTGATGAAGCTCCGCCGAACAAAAGAAAGAACGCTAAAATGAATAAAACTGAAAAGGCAAAGCACTTGATTCTGAGTGCGCTTGAAGACGGGTTGGAGCTTGTCAAGAACAACGGCACCGGGTTGTCCAAAAAGGAATTGGCCGAAGACGTTGCAGGCTTCTGCAAACAGGCCAACATGATCGCCAAGCGTTATGGTTTTGAAACCTACTTCAAGCCATGAAACTCCGTCTCAACAAGAAAGTCCTCGCCGAAATGCCCGCACCCGTTCGTTCGCTCGTGATTGAGTGGCGCGACCGCTGGCACAAATCCTTCATCTTGGTTGTCAACCGCACAGACGTTCCAATGCAGGAGGACGCCAAGGTCACCGTTGTTAATTTGCTCACCGAAGCCCAGCAAACCGAACGCGTAGCGGGTGAGTTTGCTGGGATGACTCGGATCAGCCCGACGGCCAACTTAGTTCTGCCGGCTGGTTGTGTGGCGGTGGTGACGGGAATCTTCCTGGGGCATCCGTGGTTGACGATTTACCAAGCCAGCCCGGTGCAGCTTGAAAGCGGGGTGGCCAAGTGACCGCCATTCAAGAACTCACCAGTTTGCTCAACTGGAGCGAGCCCAAGACGGTGAAGACCCGCCAAGGCGAGCGCCAATTGCAAACGGCTGAGCCGACACCCCTGTTCTGGTCGCTGTGGCGTTCCTCCAAGGAGGAGCTCAAGGCGGCTGGAATCTCAGTGGGCAAGTCTGGCCCAAGTAACGACTGGGAAGTTTGCTGGTGGCAAGCCCCGGTGCGTACACCAGTGGCAACCCTTGAGCGCATGAACGGTGGTCCTCTCAAAGACCTCAACCGTTTGTGTGCGGTGTGCAGCAAGATGATTCCGGCCGGAAACCTTTGCGAGGATTGCGAACAAGACGGCGGTGGCAATCCGCCAGCCGCCAAGGTTGTGACCGAAGCCACCGAAAGCATCTTCGGCAAAAAGGCAGCGGGTGTGGACATGACACCCCAGCCGGTTGTTGGGATTCCTTCCGAAGTGGTCCTGAGCCCCGAACAAATCGCCATTCACAACTGGATCGAGAGCGGCGAAGGCAATTGCGTGGTGCAGGCTCGAGCCGGCACGGGCAAAACCGCCACCATCACTTGGGGCATCACCAAGGCCAAAGAGCAGGACATTCTTTACTTGGTGTTTGGCAAGAAGAACGAAGTTGAAGCCAAGAACAAAATTCTGGATTCCCGAGTCACGATCCGCACGCTCAATGCGTTTGGTTATCGCTGCTGCGGCTCGGTGTGGCGCGAGTGCAAGCCGGACGACGCGGTGGAAAAGGATCGCATCTCCGCCGTTTGCCCGAACATCCCAGACGAAGCCTCCGGAGCTGTGGAACGGCTCGTGGGCTTTGCCAAGAATCTGTTTGTGGGTGTGCCTTCGTTGGAAAACCTGATTGTCACGGCCAATGAACGGGGCGTGTTCTGCGGGTTGCAAACCCAGGAAGGTGAGGATGAGTTTCCGGTTGGACGACTGGCCAACATTGCCCAAGCGGCAATGGAAACAGCCAAGGTCAAAGACCCGGCCAACCGGATTTCTTTTGGCGATCAGGTGTGGTTGGCGGTAACGATGGGCTGGGTGCGACCGGTGGCTGACCTGATCTTTGTGGACGAAACTCAGGACATGAACCTGCCCCAGCTGTTGATGGTGCAACGAGCCATTCGTAAGGGTGGCCGGGTGTGTGTGGTGGGCGATGATCGTCAGTGCATCTACACCTTCCGTGGCGCTCATCCAGATGGAATGGGCATGATGCGAGATTCGCTCAAGGCTCGGACGCTGGGCCTGACCGTCACTCGTCGTTGTCCCAAGTGTGTGGTGCGCCGTGTCAAGTCAATTGTGCCGGATTACCAGTCGGCCGAAGATGCACCGGAAGGCGAAGAGTTTTTCGTCAACGAAGCTGAGTTGATGGAACGGTTGCAAATTGGGGACGCGGTGCTCAGCCGGGCCAATGCTCCGTTGATGGGCCTGTGCCTCGCCTTGCTCCGCAAAGGCGTGCCGGCTCGAATTGAAGGTCGCGACATTGGCAAACGGTTGGTCAGCATTGTGCGTCGGTTCAAGGCCAAGAGCGTGCCCGACTTTCTGCGCCGGGTGGAAGCCTGGGTCAACAAACAACGCAAGCGGCTGGACATCGGCAAAGAGGGCAAAGCCAAAATGGCCGGCATCATGGACGAAGCCGAAACGTTGCAAGCGGTGGCCGAAGGTTGTGCCAACGTGTTTGAAATCGAACAACGCATCACCAGCCTGTTCCAGAACAGCGACGACGAAGGCGTCAAACCGGCTGTGGTGCTCAGTTCCACTCATAAGGCCAAGGGGTTGGAATGGCAGCGCACGGCGATCCTGACCTGGACGTTCAACAAGCGTTGGAAAAATCAATCCTCGGCTCAAGTGCGCGAGGAAGAGAATCTTTGGTACGTAGCGTTGACCCGCACCAAATTCTCAATCTCCTACGTCAGCGAAGGCGGACGAGGCAAGGTCAAGGAACAAGGTGACGGAACGAAAGCGGGTGCAATGTGAATTGGCACCGCGTTACAATGCAACGCTACGCTGCTCCGGTTGACGAATTTGACAGGCCGTGCGGAAACGGAACGGTTGCCTTGATCAAGAGTCAATTTCCTGTTATCAAAGAAACGCCAAAAGGGGTTTGGCTTGACATTGGGCTTGGGGAAAAGAAGTTCGTTTTGAAACAGAGCAAGCGACAATGGGCATCACCATCAGAGGAAGCTGCAATGGAGAAATTCATCAGGCGCAAATGTCGCCATGTCTCAATTCTCAAGGCCCAAATTTACGACATTGAACGAGCCTTGGATTTGACGGGCAAGGTCAAGGAAAACTCAGACGGAACTAAAGAAGGAGCGATATGACAACTGATCAACTTGACACGGCTCGTTATCACGCTGGTGCCTTGAAGGGTGCAGCCCAAAAGGAAAAGGCCACCTACAAACGCCAGTTGTTGTTTGACGCGGCCAACTTCCTGGAATCGCTCAAGGGGTGGCAGCCGATCAAGACTGCCCCCAAGGACGGCACATTCATTTTGGCAGCCGCACCCAGTGGGTACATCGGAACGCCGTTGCGCGTCTCGGTTTGCACCTGGGAGGATGGCGGCAGGTTTGGCCCAAGGTCAGCCGGTTGGCGCACCCACAGCGGAGACTGGTTCACGGAAGGTGGTGCAGATGCCATTTCCTGGATGCCGCTGCCGGCCATTGATCAGGAAGAATCATGACCACCCCGCTGCGCAACGACTCCGACCGTTACAAGGAATTGCAACTCCTGCTGGCCAACCTGCTGCACACCGGCCAAAAGGACGCGCCAGAGTTTCGGTCAGCCTGGCAGGAGTCGGAGAACATCAAGAACCGCAACGGAGGCATGCCACCCGAATGAACTGGAATCGTAAACCCATCCGTCCGCCACAAGACCCCAAGCGTCCTGCCACGCTGGTGGTGAAAGGGCTGGCTGAACTTCAAGCTGCGGTCAAACGGGCGGATCAACTGGTGAAGCACAACGGTGAATGGAAACGTGGCAAACCGGGCGACTATTGCATCAACGCCCTGATTCACTTAGGCTCCGCTACCGCCAGCAACAAGAACGGACGCTACGAACTGGAGCTAACCTGGCACGAGCCCAAACAACAAGATCTGTTATGACCGTCTACAAAACCATCCAGCAAATCGTGATGGCCAATCCCGAATTGAGCACCAGGGAAGTCTTTGAGCAGGCACGAGTGAAATTCCCCAACGACAATCCGTCGTGGTTGAAATGTCGAGCGGCGCAGGTGTGCTGTGTGACCCGCAAGGCGATCAAAGAAAAAGCTTTTCTTTCCAAGGCGGCGGGCGTTTAATTGGAACGTTGCGGAAGCGACAAGCCGACTGGAAACCGGCTCAAAGAAAATGACAGCAATCAGTCCAACCGAATCTTCGATGCGCGTGCGAGCGCAAGTGGGTAATTCAGGCCGCCAGGCCGACTGTCGCCCGTTTCCAACGTTCGCCCGCGCATCGAGGTTTTGTGTATGAGCACTCTCAAAAAGTTTGATCGGCCAATCTGCTTCCAAAGAATTTTCGTTGAGTTGACAGGCACCATCACAGGAGCGTTGTTCCTTTCTCAGGCTGTGTATTGGCAAAATCGTTGCAGCTCAGAAGACGGTTGGTGGTGGAAGACACAAGAAGACTGGACAGAAGAAACGGGCATGACGCGCCACGAGCTTGTTTCGGCCAAAGAGGCAACCAAAAAGTTCATCCGCCACAAGCTGGGAGGAGTGCCTTGCCGAAGCTTTTGGAAGGTGGATGCAGACGCTTTAGATGCCTGTGTTCAGCTGGTGGAGTCCAGTTCGCCGGAATCCGGTGAACTGGATAGCCGGAAAGCGGCGAACAAGTCCGCTGAAAAGCGGCGAACAACTAAAGACTCTAAAACTTCAGCTGAGAAGAGCGCATCCGCGCCTCCTCCTTCAACCAAGAACGGAAACAACGTTGTTCCTCCATCAAGGGAGTTCTCCGACGGTTGGTGCGTTGCCTTCAAGCTCAAGCATCAAGGAACCGACTACGACTACCGAGCCAAATGTGGGGTGGCGGTTGACCGTTTGCTCAAGAAAGGTGTTCAGCCAGGAGAATTGCTAGCCACCGCTATCAAGGCCTGGTCGCAAACCGACCCAAAGGCATTTTGGAACTGCGTCAATTTGAGCCATGATGTGGCGCAGTTTTGTGGAGCTTACACCAAGATCAAATTAGAACTGGTCAAGCTGAATGTAGGCAGCAACGTTTCGGCTGGCGGGGTGAACAAGTCCACAGGGGAACGGGTGTTCATGCCATGACCTACGAAGCTTTCATCGCCCGTTTCCACGAAACCAAGCCCAACTCCAGCGGAGGCGTGATGGTGCAGTGTCCAGCGCACGAGGACAAGACCGCCTCCCTAGCAGTGGGCCGGGGCAAGGACCAGAAGGTGGTGCTCAAATGCTTTGCCAATTGCACCACCGAGGACGTGGTGCGGTCGTTGGGGCTGACGATGAAGGATCTGTTTCCCGCCACACCTGAAAAGAAATTTCATTTGAACGGCAACGTCAAGAACAGCTTATTTGGGAAGAAGGCCGCAACGTTACCGAAGGTCAAGCCGGTCATTGAAAAGATTTATTCCTACACCGACGCGCTGGGTCGGGAACTGTATCAGGCGGTGCGACTCAAGCCGAAGGACTTTCGGCAACGTCATCAGGTTAACGGGGAGTGGGTGTGGAAAATGGACGGGGTGGAACGGGTGTTGTACCGATTACCCGAGGTGCAACAGGCCAAGCAGGTCTGGATTGTGGAAGGGGAAAAGGACGCCGACAACCTGGCTGCGATAGGTTGTTGTGCCACCTGCAACGTGGGCGGAGCGGGCAAGTGGCTGGACGGTTACACCAGCTGTCTGGCTGGCAAGGAAATTGTACTCTGCGGCGACAACGACAAGGCCGGTCAGGAGCACATTGAATTGGTGCACGATTCCGTAGCGGCCAAGGTTAGGAGCGTCAAGATCATCCGGGTGCCAGCCCCCCACAAGGACGTGAGTGACTTGTTGGCCAGTTGCAATTCTCCGTCGGAGGGCAAGCTTTGCCTGGACTTGTTGTTGCAGGAGGCGGTGCCGCATGTGGGCGGGGTGAGGATGCCGGTTTACTCCATGGCGGACATCGAGCCGCGTTACCACAAATTTGTCACCACGCCGGAAAATTCCCGGGTGGACCTGAGCAAGTGGCTGCCGTCGTTTCGCGGACGGTTGCGACCGTTGTCGCCGGGCACAGTGGTGTTGATAAGCGGGGACACTGGCACTGGCAAGACCAATGTGCTGCAGAACATCGCCATGGCGTTTCCGGAACTGCGCACGCTGATGTTTGAGATGGAGTTGAGCGAGGAGGATTTGTTCGAGCGTTATTTTGCCCTCAAGAGCCGGTCGGATGCCCGGGACATTGAGGAGGAATACAAGAAGAATGGTTGCTTTGGTCACACGGCCATGATGCAACAGTTTCCCAATTTGTACATCTGTCCCGAGCCCAGCCTAACGATGGATCAGTTTGAGGCCATCGTGGTGGGCAGCGAACTGAAGATGGGCGGCAAGCCCGATGTGGTGTTGCTGGATTACGCCCAATTGGTCAAGGGCATCGGCAGCCGATACGAGAAGACCAGCAACGTGGCTGAGGGCATCAAGGTGGTGGCTAAGGCCACTCGCACCATCATCTTTGTAGCCTCACAAGTGGATCGGGCCAGTGGCAAAAGTGGCGAGGTCAGCCTACACAGCGCCAAGGACAGCGGCAGCCTGGAAAACTCCAGTGGGGTGTTCCTGGGGCTGGAGCGCAGCCCGGAAGACTCGTCGTTGCTGGTGGTGAAGGTGATCAAGGCCACCAAGGGCGGCAGTGGCACCATCATCCATTGCAATATTGACGGAGCCAAGTCATTAATCACAGAACGAGCCAGAGTTGACACCGAGAAAATCACCAGCGGCGAACCACCACCCGAATGAGCTATGGATAACGAATTACAAACCCTCATCAACATCCTCATCAAGGAGCGCGACGTTTATCGTCAGGCCTTGATTGAGATCTCCGACCGAGGCGACAATTGGTCCGCGCAGAAAGCGACGGAGGCAGTCAAGAAATATATTTCAAACGAGGAGGGGAAATGATTGATTACGACATTGGAGACAAAGTGGTTTGTAAAGACGGGAATTTTTCTCCTGTCGTCAACGGGTTGTATGCAGAACTGCCGAAGCAGGATTCAGTTTACGTTGTCCGTGACATTAAGTTGGGCATTGCTTTGGACTGCAAGACTGGAGAGGTGAGCGTGTTGCTGGTTGGCATCACAAACCCAAAGGCGAATGTTTCGCCGTTTCGGGAGCGCGGATTTGCCGGCTGGAGATTTGAAAAGTTGAAAGCGGTGACGACCACAGAGGAAAAACCAATTCAAGAACCAAAGGAACTTCAACCGGTATGAAATGGAACACCACCAGCCCGCCCGCCAGCTTCAAGCTGAACGATGCCAGCCCGATGCCCTGGGGCATTCACGAAGGGAAACCCATGGCGCAGTTGCCGGTGGAATATTTGCACTTCCTCTGGCAGAACCACGGGCTTAAGAACAAGCCTACCGATAGCGTTTCGATTTACATCCAGGGCTGCCTATCAGCGTTACGGAAGGAAAATTCAGACCTGCTTTGGAGTTGAAATGATCCTCACCGTCAAACCTGTCCCCGGCGAGCCGACTTGTTTCATGGTTGAGAGCTACACGCTCCAATGTCAGAATTGCAACCGGTTGGTGCGGCGCTTCCCGGTCAACATGGTTTGGTTTTCCGAGAAGCAAAAGATGCTGCTCAAGTTCGTTGGGGTGTGGATCAAGATTGAAGCTGTGTTGGAGAAGCTGAAACAGAACCGGGCCAACGTGTCCGGCGACCAGTGTCCCAAGTGTGGTGGCGTTTTGGAGATGCGGTTGCACAAGGTGGACATCGCTCGGTTCAATTGCAACGGGGAATGCGGGTGCGAATACTTCACCACCACGCTCCAGAAGGAATTGCGCAAACTGAAGCCTGCTGAACAAGCCCTGGGGCTGCACCGTTGCTCGCACATCGAAGCCGCAAGGGACTTCGCGATTGACGTGGCCATTGCGGGCCACGAACACTTACGTTTGCGGGTGAATGGGAACGGCAAACAGAAGGAGGAGCACGCGGCATGAAATACCAAAAGAAGACAAAGCCAGCCTTGTGGGTGTCAGCTTACCCCAAACAAGCCACCGCGCTTCGTCCAGGGCGAGCCGAGGCTAAAAAGGTTGGCCGTCGCCCCTTCCAGCCTCGAAAACGTCGCCTTGGCCCTGCAAAGCACGGCGCGAGGGCTCCCCGGACGCTGGTTCAAGTCTTTTTGGCCGAGGAAAAGAAGCTTTACCGGGAGGAAGCCCGGCAATTTGTGGCCGCCACCAATGAAATTGGCCAGTTTTGCCCCGTCGTTTGGGCGCTGGTGGGGACGCAGGTGCCGGTGGAGGAAATCCACCACATGCGCGGACGGGGTTACGGGGGCCGCAGCCCGTTGCTGAGAGATCAACGATTCTGGCTGGCGGTTTCGCATTCGGGGCATCGTTTTTTGCATGAGAACATGGGTGTTGCCAGGGAGCACGGCTGGATCTGTGAAAAAGGTTTGTGGAATGTTGCCCCAAAATGAGGCGTGCCGTTTACATATACGCGTTGTGCGAGCCTTGTGGAGAGGCGGTTCGTTATGTGGGCCAGAGCACCAAGCCGGCACACCGTTACGAGGGACACCTCAAAGAAAAGGCAAGAACTCACAAGGTTCATTGGATTCAGTCTGTGTTGGCCCAAGGTAAAAAGCCAGTTCTGAAAATACTGGACACAATAAGTGATTGTACCGAAAAACAATGGCAGAAGGCGGAGAGATTTTGGATCAATAAAATGGCGGGCCTTGGTCACAGGCTTACAAATGCAGACCCAGGCGGGATTGGCACAACGATGAGTTTTGACACCCGGAGAAGAATTGCAGAAACGCTCAAAGGAAGGAAGCGTCCAGAGATCTCCAAGATGTTTACGGGGAGAAAGGCTTCCTCGTTGGCTAAAAAGAACATGAGCAAGGCTCAAAAGAGAAGGTTTAAGAAATGGAGTTTTTCTTCAGAGGCAATCGAAAGGATAAGGCTTTCGTCAGCAGGCAGGAAGTTGAGTTCGGAACACAAGGAGAAACTCAGATTGGCAAATGTGGGCAGGGTTGTGTCTTTGGAGACACGAGCAAGATTTAGTTATTTGGCAAGAAACAGGTCTCCTGAAACTAGGGCCAAAATAAGTTTGGCGAACACAGGCAGAAAATTAACAGAGGAGCACAAAAGGAAAGTGGGGCTTAGTTTGAAGGGGCATCCTGTTTCTGACAGCACAAGAGAGAAAATAAGGCTGGCGGCCATCAGGCAACATTCTCGTGCAGGGCACAAAATGAAAGTCTTTCCATGATGCTCAATCGCGGACAACTTTTGTTGCTGGTGTGCAACCGTTGCAAGGCGGAGTTGCCAATTGCCTTTGGCCACAACGCCGAAAACATCACCCCGGAAATCGCCAGCCAGCAATTCACCTGTCTGGGCTGGAAAACCAAGGGCAGCGTTTCGGCCTGCCCGAAGCATTCCCGGTTGCCCGCGCTGACGCCCAAAGCGGTGCTGGCCGACTTCATGAATTTCCTCAAGTTGACGGGTCGCAAGCCGATTTTGCACCCCAAAGACCTGCTCAAAGACAAGCCCAAAGAGTGGTCGGGAACCAGTGTTTTCGGGCGAAAGCAAGCGAAATGAAAATAAATGAAGAAAAAGCTTTTCTTTTGCCCAACCGTCAGGCATCTTTGAGTTACGGTGAACGAAAAACTGAAAAACGGAAAGAACGCTAAAATGAAAATTCAAATCTCCAAAATGGAACGCTCGGAACACCAAGGCGACTGGCACGACAAACCGTTGCGTTGGCAAGCGGTTGGTCCTGATTCCGAACTTCAAAAGTTCTCAACGAAGAAAGAGGCGTCTTTGTGGGCCAAAATTCGCCGCAGGGCGACGAGTCAATTTGAGGCATTCCGAACTTACGTCGCGTCGTGAGTGAGGCAATCAAATGGAAGGTTGGGGATTTGTTTTTCATTCCGCAATGGCCGACCAGAATTTATCGTGTTCATCGGACACGTGGAACAGCGATTTATTATTTGGGGAATGAATACGGGTGTAATCCGCCACGAGGAATCATCAGACAAACCCACACATCAGAAGCCGTGTCGTGGGTTAAAGTTGAGCGCAATTATTCAATGCCGAGAAACGCAACAACGATGGATTTCACCCATGAAGGCAGACGGTCTCAGCGGCGTGGCGTTTGCGAGAAGTGTGATGTGCCAACCAATTGGATTGTCATGGCTGTTGGTCGTCCTGCTTATTGGTGCGGCTGTGATTGATTTTTATGAGCGTGTGGCGAAATGGCAGACGCAGCGGGTTGAGTCCGTGCGAACGTAAGTTGTCTTGCTGGAGAAACGACTTCAATGATGGCAAGGCTAGTCGTCGAGAGCAGGTTCGATTCCTGCCACGCTCATTATTTCCATGAAACGCAACGTCTCAATTCAAGAATCTCCCTATGGTAGATTGCCTTCCGCGTTGGCGGTGCAAGTGGGCGACATCATTCAGTGCGACCTCGGGATGCGGATCGTCACCGAAGTCACCGCCAAGGCCGCCACCGCCATCAAGCTGGTGGGGCTGGACCATCCCAAGGATATCGGTTTAGAAGTCTCCAAGAGCCGGATCATCGAACGGCGGGGAGCAGACGGATTGAAAGAATTTCTCCTGCGCAAACGCGCCTTGCAGGAGGAGGAACGAAGGTTGGCGCTAAACAACCCAAACGAAGAAGAAGTTATGCCAAAAGGAATGGTCAAACTAGAGCCGGGTGACAAGCTGTGCTACGCCGGCAAGTCTCACACCGTAGTAGCCACCACCGAACGCCGTGCGTTGATGGAAGACGCCGACGGCAAACAAGTCTGGGACAAGCGGGTAGTGAACGAGTTCATGTTCACCGACTGCACCACGTCCGCCGTCTACCGGCTCAACGAGCAGGAACGGGTCAAGCACCTGGAAAACTTTCTGGCCGCCCGCAAGCCGTCGAGCAATCAGAAATCAACCCAAACCAACGGCACTGAGGAAACTGAAATGAAAGCACGAGTGAAAGCGGGCAAGGTGGCCACTCCCAAGAAAACCAAGGCGGCTAAGGTGGCAGCCGCGCCCAAGACAACTGAGGCCAACGGCGAGAATCTGCTGTTCGGTCATCCTGTATGTGAGGCGTTGCGCGCCGCAGGCAAGGCTGGAGCCACGGTTGAGCAGGCCCAAAAGGTGGTGGAAAAGTACAAGATCAAGATGCGCAGTTCCGCCACGGTTGAGCGCAACCTGGTTTTTGGCAAGCGGGAGGTCAAGGGTTTGACCATTGCCCCGTTGACCAAGGCCCAATTGGCTGAGTTTGGCGTATGAACATTTACGGCGCAGGCATGGCGGGCTTGTTGGTGGCTACGGTGTTGAAGCGATTCAATCCGGTGGTGCACGAAAAACAAGCCAGTCTGCCCAACAATCACAATGCACTGTTGCGCTTTCGGTCAGACGTTGTCTCTAAGCTGACGGGCATTCCGTTCAGGAAGGTGGCGGTGGCCAAAGGAGTGGTGTGGGACGGGGAGGTCCGAACCGTTGCCACCATGGCCATGAACAACGCCTATGCCTGGAAGGTGGTTGGCAAAGTGGTGGAGCGGTCGGTGTTGAACCTGACAGGTGGAGATCGCTACATCGCTCCGCCAGACTTTGTCTCAAGGTTGGCCGAAGGCTTGGCCATTGAGTACAACTCAACTCTGGGGACCAACATCTTGTTGCGCAACGCGGACAGCGATCCGTTGGTGTCAACAGTGCCCATGCCAGTTTTGATGGGGGTTGCAGGGATTGACAATCGGCCAGAGTTCCGTTGTCGTCGGGTGTGGACCGCCACTTCAATGTTGAAGGATTGCGATGTGTTCCAGACCTTGTACTACCCAGAGGTGCAACGTCGCTATTACCGGGCCAGTATCACGGGCAACAAGTTGACGGTTGAGTACATGACCGATCCTGGAGAAACAACCGAAAACGACATCGATGAAGTGATGGATGACTTTGGCATCGATCAACAGCCCAAGGTTGAGGTCAAGAGCCAGGAGTATGGCAAGTTGGCTCCATTGGACAACCCGCAAGTGGCACGGCAGTTCATTCTGATGATGACGGATCGCTATCGCGTCTACAGCCTGGGACGGTTTGCCACCTGGCGACAGTTGTTGCTTGATGATCTGGTCAAGGACATATCAATCATTGAGCGGTTGGTTGATTGCAGAGACCGTTACGAAAAGGTTCTGAGAGGAGCAATGTGATGAAAGTTGAATTGATGAGTTGTACCCCCGAGGCTTTAACGCTGCTGTTGAGGACCAAGGGCACCCGGCTGACGCACGAGGACGATCCGTCTAAGTGGACGCCTGCCAAGCGCCAGGAACACTTGGAATACATGCGCGATACAATCAAGAGCAGCTGGGAGTTTGTGGACGCGGTTTTCAAGATTGAAGGGGTAACCCGAGCCTTCACCCACCAGATGGTCAGGACCAGAACTGGCTCATATGCCCAGCAGGCCATGCGGGTGGTGGACGCTCGCAACCAGCCGGTGGAAGTGGCTGCTTCCATTTCTGACGATGAGGTGATGTTGGGCATTTGGGATCGTGGCGTCAAGGCTGCTATGGAAGCCTATGGCGAGTTGATTGACTTTGGCGCTCCGGCTCAGGATGCTCGTGGCATTTTGCCCACCCACATCACCACCAGCATCATGGCCAAGTTCAACTTGCGCACGTTGCACGAAATGGCAAAGTTGCGGCTGTGCACTCGGACTCAGGGGGAGTACAACTCGGTGTTTAGGGAGATGCGACGACTGTTAATTGAAGTCTGGCCTTGGGCAGCGGAGTTCCTGGAAGTCTATTGCGTTGCTCACGGGACTTGTGCCTTCCCTCGGTATGGCAAGTCAGAGTGTCCTATTTATCTTCCGGAGATGGACAACACGGCTGTGAGGGAAGCGGCAAGGACAAGGTTTTGGTCTGTCAGATACGAAGCTGCACCAATGGCCAAAGACGGAAAAGCAATGTGACATGAAACATTTCGTTTATTTGACTGTCGATCCAGCATCGGGAAGATTTTATTATGGCAAGCACTCCGGGCTTGAGTTCAACCGCAAGTATCAAGGCAGCGGAGTTTGGGTTAAGCAACAAAGGGCCAAAGGCAGAACGTTGACCACCAAGGTTGTGGCAGAGCTGGTTTCGGAAGCCGATGCATTCAAGATTGAGCGTTGCTTCATTGCCTTGGCTCGTGCCCGTCCCCTTTGCATGAACTTTGCCGATGGAGGAGAAGGACAAACATCAGAGTTTCTGCGCAAAGTCCTGAATCAACCGCACATCAAAGCCAAATTGCAGGCTGCATCCCGACGCAGCAGCGGTTGTCGTGGCAAAACTTGGAGGTTGTCCGATTCGTCGAAAGACAACCACAGGACAGCAACCACTGCTGCATGGAAAGAAGGTAGGATGCAGGGTTCAACGGGATACAGACACAACGAGGATTTCAAAATGAAAATGAGTGCAATGATGAAGAGCAGGAGCTTGTCTGACGAAACCAGAACAAAGATGTCAATTGCTGCAAAGGCCAGGGCCAAACGTGACGGCAGGATTGGCGTTGGACTTTTCAAAAATGGAAAGGCAATGTGATGCGAGAGAAACCTTGGATTGCGGTGGACTTGGACGGCACGCTGGCCCATTACGATGGGTGGAAGGGAGTCAACCACATCGGGAAGCCAATTGCTTATATGGTTGACTTGGTCAAGCATTGGTTGTCAACGGGCAAGACAATAAAGATATTCACGGCTCGTTTGCACGATAACGGCGATCGTAACAAGGTGATTGCCCCGATCAAGAAATGGTGCAAGAAACACTTGGGCCAGGAACTGGAAGTCACCAACGTAAAGACCCAAGGGGTGATTGAGTTGTGGGACGACAGAGCCTTCAATGTGCCCAAGAACGGTGGCATCAATGCAGGGTCGCTGTTGGCGCAAGGGGCAATCACCTATTTCCAGCGTAATGCTTTGTACAAGGACAACTACAAGGCATTTGGCAACCTGTTGTTGGCGTTGTTTCCGAACCAAACTCTGCCTGCTATTACCAAGGTCGAAGACGCCTCGCGGTTGAATCTGATCCTGGATTGTCTGTGCAAGTTGCAACGCTATGCCTACAACTTTGAGAACGGCGGCCACAAGGATTCGGCGCACGACCTGATGGTTTATGCGGCCATGTTGGAGGAATCCACCAAGTGAAGACAATTGTTTATGGATCCCAAACGTCGTTGGGGCAATTCTATTGCGACCATCACCAAGAGTTGTTTTGCATAGAGGGCACCCCTTTGGTGGTCGAGATGGCAACTGTCTTGAGGTCTGTTCGCGGGCGTCCAATTCAATTGGTTTGTTTGGATGGCATCAATCATTTGTCAGTGATCGGGGAAACTCCGGTTGAAGATGCAAGCATTTTGAACCGAAATGTTTTTCTGCCCTACATGCTGGTGAATGAGATGGTTGCCATGGGGCTAGGACCAATGCGTTGTGTGTTTGTGGTTTCGCAAACGCATCGCATTCCGCAGCGCACCACCTCGCTGTATTGTGCCTCCAAGGCAGCACTGGCGCATTTGATCAAGGTGATGGCTCGGGAGTTGGCATCCAAGGGGTGGATCATCAACGGGCTGGCACCCGGTAAAATTGTTGACACCAAGATGGCCGAGTTGACCGACCAACAAGTTTTGGAGTTGAGAGGATGGAACAAGACCGCTGCCGACGCTTATGCCACCAGCAACGTTCCTATGAAGCGATTCACCAACCGGGAAGAGGTTTGTGCTGCAATTGATTGGTTGATGGCGGCACCGGATTACGTCAACGGAACGGTTGTTGACATGACAGGAGGCGCATGAGCGATCCATTCGTTCACCTTCACACCCACTGCGAATACAGCTTTCTCGATGGCTTCGGCCATCCGCACCAGTTTGTCGAACGGGCCAAGACTTTGGGCCAAAAGGCTATTGCCATCACTGATCACGGCAATGTTTCGGCGCACAAGCGTTGGTACGACGCGTGTGTTGCGGCCGGCATCAAGCCTATTCTGGGGGTGGAGGCTTATGTGGTGGACAATTCCACCAAGCGCGAACAACGACATTCGTGGCACATTACGCTGTTGGCCAAGACCCTGGAGGGATATCGGAACATTCTCAAGGTTGTCACCCAGTCTTGGGATGGTGGGTTTTATTACAAGCCGAGAACTGACTGGGAAATCCTCAAGGCTCATTCCAAGGGGGTGGTTGCCACCTCTGGGTGTCCTGGCGGACGGGTGGGCTATGGAGTGATCAAAGAGGGTTGGTCCAACAAACAGGTGGCGGCTGAACTCAAACGTCAGGCAGGAATTTTTGAGGATTACTTTGTTGAGGTTTCGCCGTGGCAATACCCAGATGGTGTCAAGGTGGCGCAGCATGTTTATGATTCGGCTCAGGCGGAAGGTTTACCGCTGGTGTTGACTATGGACGCTCACTACCCGGCTCCGGAGGACGCCCACAAGCAGGACGTGATGCTGTGCATCCAGAACGACGCCCAGTTCAATGATCCCAATCGGATGCGATTCACCCAGCAGGACTTTTGCATCAACAGTGGTGGGGAAATGGCCCAGAAGTGGGAGGCTATTCACGGGGTGCGATTGCCGATGTTGGACGAGATGATTTTCAACACCAGGAAAATTGCCGACTCGGTGGGGTTTGACTTTCCGAATGCCACCCCGTTGGAATTTCCTCACCAAGGAGACAAGAAGGTCTTGTTGCACCAACTTTGCGAACAAGGATTGAAACGGCGCAAGTTGAAAGGACCGGTTTATCGTAAGCGGTTGGACCACGAGTTTGAGTTGGTGTTGTCCAAGAATTTTGTGGACTACTTTTTGATTGTGGCTGACTTGATCGTTTGGGCTAAGGAGCATGACATTCTGGTTGGTGCGGCTCGTGGCAGTTCGTGTGGGTCGTTGATGTGTTACTTGTTGCGCATCACAGAAATTGATCCCTTGGTGCACGATCTGATATTTGAAAGGTTTATCGATGTCACCCGTAAGGATCTGCCCGACATCGATATTGATTTTGAGGCCGAACGGCGGCACGAGGTGAAGGAATACATGGCAGCCAAGTATGGCGCTGACAAGGTTGCCAATCTGGCCACTTTCGGAACGTTCAAAGGTCGGTTGTGCCTTCAGGACATCGGTCGGGTGTTTTCGGATCGCATTCCGGTGCAAGCGGTGGAGGAGGTCAAGCGGTTGATTGTTCAGCGCAGCAGTGCGGACTCGCGAGCCGGGTTCACGATGGAGGACACCTTCGTCAACTTTGATCAGGCGGCGGAATGGTTGAAGAAATACCCAGAGTTAGGGCTGGCCAAACATTTGGAAGGCCAGATTCGTCAACTAGGGGTGCATGCAGCCGGGGTGGTGGTTAGCAACGAGCCCATCAGCAACTTTGCTGCCATGTATGTGACTAAGAACAAGGACCGGGTGATCTCGATGGATTACTCAGATGTCAGTTCTGTAGGATTGTTGAAGATAGACGTTCTGGGATTGACGGCGCTGACCGTTGCCAAGCGAACACTGGAGTTGATTAAACAGCGTCACAAAAAGGAAATTGATCTGTCTGTTTTGCCGCTGGATGATGCAGAGGTGTACAAGAATTTCTGTAAGCGTAACCTGCAGGGCATCTTCCAATTTGAAGGGGCGTCCACGCGTCAGGTGTGTCGTCAGGTGCAACCCGACTCGTTCAAGGAGATCACTGCCGTTAATGCCTTGAGTCGTCCCGGACCACTTCATTCCGGAGGCACCACTAGCTATGTTGCACGTCGGCAGGGGCACGAGAAAATTGTTCCGCTGCACCCGTTGTTGGAAGAGGTAACTCGGGACACCTATGGAATCACTATTTATCAAGAACAGGTGATGCAAGCGGTGCGCATCATGGGCAAGTTTGACTGGTCAGGCATCGCCACAGTCCGTAAGATGATGAGTAAGAAATGGGGTGACGAGGCGTTTGCTAAATTACAAGATCAGTTTGTTGCCGGTGCCACCAGCCAAGGTGTCAAGACCGATGATGCCATTTTGGTTTGGAAGAACATTTGTACATTCGGTTCTTGGGCTTTCAACAAGGCGCACAGCGTGGCCTATTCGGTGATGGCATATCAGCTGATGTGGCTCAAGACCCATTACACCTCGGAGTTCTACGCCGGGGTGATCAGCTGTGAGGACGATGCAGAAAAACAGCGGCGAATGTTTAAGGAGTACAGCTCCACCGGGTTCAAGCTGGCACCGGTTTGCATCAACCAAAGCGGCAAGACCGTTGGTTGTGACCAAGACGGTTTGCGTTTGGGGATGGACGCCGTGGTTGGGTTGGGAGAAAAGACAACGGACACCATTGTGGCCAATCGTCCGTTCAAAAGTTATCCAGACTTCACCAAGCGTTGCAAGATTCCCAAGGGCCAAGCCGACAAGTTGCTCAAGATTGGAGCGTTTCGCAATCTAGACTTTGATTTGCTCACCGAACAACAGGATCTGTTTGGGGCGCACCTGGCCAAGACCGATACGTTTGATTACCGTCACCCCAGCGAGAAGGACCTGCGTGAGTTTTGTCCGCTACAGGCAGAAGGCAAGACCTACATCAAGTGGCGTGAATGGGTGGCCAAGAAGGCAACCGGAAAGCTGTGGCTGATTCGGGATCTGGACGACATTTCCGAGCGCACTGAGATTTTGTTGATTGGTTGCACCAACCCCAGCACCAGCTTCAACGCCAAGAACAAGCAGGAGGAGAGCGCCAGCCGGGGCAACACCTGGGAGCCCAAGGAGGACGAGCGCCACTTGACCAAGGAACAGTACAACTTTCTCAACTTCGACTTTGAGGACGAAACCGACAGCGTGATTGTGCGCGTCAGCTACAAGTTGTATCCGCAGTACAAGGAATGGATCTGGAACATCAAGGCCGACGACGTGTTGGGGGTGCGCGCCTCGATGAATGGAACGATGCGTATGGCGTTTGCCACCCATGTGGTCAACCTGACAGAAATGGGCAAGCGCATCCGGGCCAAGCAACCGCTGACTAAAATTGAGCAGGAGTTCTTCAAGGGCCGAGAACGTAAATTCAAAAGGAGATTCGCATGACCGAAGTTTACCCACAGGCTCCGGGTTGGAAGACCGACAGACCCGAGACGAGCAAACAGGCTGCCAAGGCCATCAAGAGCCGGGCGGACACGTTACGAGAATTGGTGTTGGAAAAATACCGGCTGGGATCGGCTACTGCCGACGAGATTGCCGCCAAGTTGGGCGAGAGCGTGTTGACAATTCGCCCACGGGTGGCGGAGTTGCACAAGCAAGGCAAGTTGGTGGACACCGGGGTGCGACGCCCTAACGAGAGCGGTCACAGCGCCACAGTTTGGCGTTTGGAAGACGAGCGGGTGAAAAAAGCCTTTCCTAACGGTCAGCAATCAACGATGTTTTAAGACATGGCAAGCCTGCCCAACAACCCAAGTGAGACGTTGCGGAAATTGAATCCGCACTTGTACGGCACCAACCTTGTGGTGCGTGGGGACGAGGTGCATTTGCGAAAGATTGGAGCATTGCTGCCGTGTCAAGGCAAACGTCTGCGCCAAGACCCCAAGCCGCTAATGAACAAGTTGGAGCAAGACCTGTTCAATTATTTGAGCCGGTTGTATCCGAAGGTCAAGCTGCACGCCCAAGCCAAACGCTTCCGGTTGGCCAACGGGCTGTGGTACAAGCCGGACCTGACGGCGGTGCTGGACGGGCAGGAGACTGCTTGGGAGGCCAAAGGACCACACGCCTTCAGGGGTGGGTTTGAGAATCTCAAGTTTGCGGCCGCTGCTTGGCCGGAAGTGAATTGGATTTTGATGTGGAAGAACGACGACGGTTGGCGGAGTCAGAAAATATTGCCATGAAAAGTGAATCGGAAAAGAAGTTGATCAGCCGGGCCATGAGCATCATCGGTTCAATCGTCACCAAGCGCAAGCGGGAACACGCTGCGTCCATCGCTCACCTAGGGGGCAAGGCGCGTTGGAAGGACCACATCAAAAAGCCCCGAAAGCTCAAGAAACTGGCGTGAAAATAGCGGGCTGAAAATAGTTGAAGAAAAAGCTTTTCTTTTGCCCAACCGTCAGGCATAGTCAAGTTACGGTTGAGGGCGAAGAGTCCGAAGCCGAAGAAAGAACGCTAAAATGAAAGTCGAAAAATCCTCCAAAGAATGTGCCGAGTTCAACGCCAACCCGAACAACCAAGGCGCGATTGCCGCTGGCCTGATGGAAGCCTGGGAGCCGTCTGACCGGATTCTAGCTGGCGAAAAGATTCAGGCCGAACGCGAAGCAGCCGGGTTCAAATTGGCGCAAGACGCCAAAGCGGTTTTGACGATGATTGGCGCTGTTGGCGGCGAACGCCGGGGCAAGGTGGGTGATGTTGACGTTGAAATTGATGACGTGCGGGCCAGCACTCGGTCTTACTATTCCAGCAGCGTTTCTGGCTGGAGACTTTACATCGGCGACCGTTACGGCAGCCAAAAGGGTAGTTGGGTCGGAATCGGTGACGGCGCAACGCTCGGCATCAACACCAAGCAGCTGGTCAAGGCGCAAGCGAAGATCAAGGAAGAACAAGACCGGATTGACGCCAAGAAAGCGGCAGCAGCGGTTAAGCAGAACGTCCAGCAGCGCACGGAAGCCTTCATCAAGGACAATGCTGAGTTCTGCAAGCTGGTTGGCCACACCACCTACGACAGCGGCGAAACCTACTACTACGGCAGCGGTTGTGATCGCCGGGCGTCCTACCACACCGCGTTCCTGGTCAACGAAGACGGCTCAGTCAAGATCGGTGGCGAAACCTTCACAGTGTCGCAGTGGGTGGAAATCTTCACGCTCCGCACCGCGCAGGCCGAAGCGATGAAGGCATTGAAGGAATCTTTCAAGGTTCAACAAGCTGTGGCCGCATGAAACAATTCACCCTCATTTGGTTCAAAACCTTCGCTGTTGCCGCCTTCATTTGGGCGGCAGCGGCCATTTGGAGCAGGCTGTGAGAGAACTTTGCGACATTCCGAACCAGCCGCACTTCCGGTTGATGGTTGTCCTCAAAGACGGGCGCAAGGTCAAGACCAAGGTGCGCCGCAACAACGTTACCGGATTCCACACCTTGATCGGGGTGAGAATCAAAGACGCCGCTGGCTGGGAGAAATTATGAAAGCACTCGTTTACGATTTGGAAATCATCAACGCTGTCCCCGGACGCGACAAACCCATTGAGGGCATCAAGTATTGCGAAGGCTGGCACGACCACAAGGGCATGGGCATCAGCGTGATTGGGGCGTTTGACTATTCAACGCAACGTTATCGGGTGTTCTTGGAAGACAACTTCACTGACTTCATTCTGCTGGCTCGCAACACAGATTTATTGGTCACATTCAGCGGTCTTGGTTTTGACAACAAGGTGGTGGAGGCTTGCATCGGGCCACTGACCACAGACACCAAAAATTACGACCTGCTTTTGGAAATGATGAATGCGGCTGACGGCAGCCGAAAGGGAATGAGCCTGGATGCCACCGCCAGCGCCAATCTTAAGGCGGGCAAATCGGGCGACGGGGCATTGGCTCCTGTTAATTGGCAGGAGAACCGTCGGGGCAGCGTGATTGATTATTGCTTGGAGGATGTGCGGCTGACCAAGCTGCTGTTTGACCGGGTGCGCCACACAGGCGGGCTGCGTGATCCGCGTGACCCCAGCCGATTCTTGGAGATGCGAAAGCCATGAAGAAACGCCACATTATTTACCACGACTTGACCACAGAAGAGGGCCGGCAGGCGTTCATCCAGGCTTACCGGGCCAAGCATGGGTTGAACCCGGTCTCTATAATGCTAGAAAAGGCCTCGCCCGTGGCTTTTAAGCCACTTTTGCCGGCGGAACGGGGAAAGCTAGGGGTTTGCGCCTCGACGCTCCTAGAGGCGTTCAAGGCCATTCCCTTCCCAGGAAGCTTCAAGCTAGGACCCAAACAACGCCTGCACCGTTGGTTGTGCGACGAGTGTGGCTTTTGGCACGGCCAAGTCATCAACCCCAACGAAGACAATCTGCCACCCAACGAACCGGGCTGGGACGTGCTGGTGGCCACCAAGCCCAAACACCCCAAGAAGAAATGAACTCAGCAATGCTCGCGGCAGACCTTGTCAAGCGGATCCCAGACCTCGCCCAAGACAACGTCGAGAACCGTTTCAACGTAGTGCTCAATTTGATTGAGGCAGAGCGAAAGCGTCAACCCGTCACGCCGCGCCAAGTCCTGACGACCGACCAGTTGTTTGAATTGCGTTGTTTGAAGGATTGGCTGATTCGACAACGCAACCAAGAACACGACGGCGCTTTGGCCCGGATCACCCAGCGCCGACATCAGCGCATCCGGCGTCAACAACCCACAACCACGAAAGGCAAAACGAGTAATCGAAAATCTAAACGGTCGGCAGGCAGAAAAGCCAAGCCGGATTCGCTGCATGGAGTGTTAGCCAGCACGTCGTATCATCTGCTGGCTAAATACGGCAACCACAAGCGTCCCGTCGGAACATTCGAGGCCGGACGGCGCACGCCGGCAGAAGTTGCGCGGTGGATCGAGCGCGAACTAAAGCACGGCCCGACTCAAATCGTGGTGACGCGAGTGCTGGCTAACGCCGCACTAAGCCAAGCGGCGACAACCCAAAAGGACACCAATGCCAAGTGACTCTCAACCGCCAAGCGATCCCGCTTTGGCTTCAGTAAGTGGTTCTCCTGCGCCGATTGCGAAAGGCATGGGACAAAGTGACCGCTGCCGATTCTGCGGCGAGTTCTACGAGAAAGCAAAACCGTGGATATGCCCAGGTTGCTGGGAAACGGTAAAAGCTGTGATCGCGGAATACCCCGATGAACTCCTGAAGCCTGCGCTGGAGAACGACCAAGCTCACCCCACTGCCGCTGGCGGGACGGGTGGAGCGCAGAGCGGGGCGCTCCCGCAGTCGCTTGCAGCCGGTGGTTTGGCGTCCGGGCGGCGCACTACGGGTTCGGCATCTCGGTCGAAAAACTCAAAATGAAAATCAAAGAAATCACATTCGAGATGGGCAACGACTTCGCAGCCGTGATGGAGTGCGAACACTGCCACTCCACGCAAAAGCTGTCCTCTGGATACCATGACAACTTCTATCACACGCGAGTCATCCCGGCGATGACCTGCAAAACATGCGGCAAAACCCGCGACGGCATCGTGCCGGAAACCGCGAATAACACGGCACGCTCACTGTGGCCGAACGACCAAGCTATGCTGCGGCATGGCGACCCAAAATGAACGATGCGACCCTAATCATTGAGCAGCCCAGCGCGTTGCCGTCAGCAGCAGCGACTGGTTCGGCGATACGTCCACACGAGGAACAAACACCGCTAGAAAGGGTGCTTAGATGCCACCTGTGGTATCCGAACGACATACTGGCTCGTGGTGCGAAAGAACTGCCCAAATGCGTAAAGGCTAAGGAATACAGGCAAGCAGCCGACTGGCAGGAACTCATGCGAAAAGCTGAGTCTGAACTCAAAGACTGGACATACATCCTAGAGCTTTACGAACAAGAGCGGGTAATCGCTAAACTTGTTGTTTCTTATGCACAACAATGTAAGGAGCTGCTCGCCCGCTTCAACGCCATGAAAGAAGAACAAAATGCCCCGCGCCCACGACAACCTAATCGGAATGCTAGCTAATGACATTCGCCAGCAGCAACGGGTGGAAACCCACGCCCGAGACGTGGTGGAACGCCTGTTGGTGAAAAGCCAACCTGCATCCTTAACACGAATTACCTTTCCTTCCCCATCAAAAAGAGCGAAAAACAAACCGTGAGTCTGGCCACCACCAACGGGCACCCCAAGCGCAAAGTCCGCAAAAGCCGAGCCGGCAACAAAAGCAAACTGACTGCGGCCTTCATTGGCAGCGTTCAGAAATTGGCTGCCCAAGGACTCAACCAACGTCAAATTGCCACCATCCTCAACGTAGGTGTTTCCACCATAAGCATTTGGAAATCCAAGAAGGGCGGCCTAGAGGCAAAATTTCAAAACGCTTTACAAAAGGGTGAGGCGGAAGGCATTCGCAGAAGGCTGGCTCGCATTGAGAAGGCAGGCATCAAAGGCAGCTGGCAAGCGGACGCCTGGCTGTTGGAACGGCGCAACCCAGACCAATTCGGGCGCAACGATCGGATGCGGGTGAGCGATGTGGATGGCAACCCAATTGCTGGCACCACGGTAATTGCTCCCACCGTGGTATTCATCCAGCCCAAGAAGGATGAGTTGAGCGAGCCAATTGAAGTGGGGCAGATTGAGAATGGGCACCCGTCGTCATGAACGAGCAGGTCAAATTCACTCCCCAGCCCAAGCAGGCGTTGTTTCTTCAGAGCAATGCTGACATCACCATATTTGGAGGCGCAGCGGGTGGGGGCAAGACCTGGGGTTTGTTGTATGAGCCGTTGTACCACATCAAGAATGAGAACTTTGGCGGGGTGATCTTTCGGCGCACCTATCCCCAGATCACGGTGGAAGGCGGGTTGTGGGACGAGAGCGACCGGCTGTATCCGTTTACGGGCGCTACCTCCACCAAGGGCTCATTACGTTGGGCGTTCCCCAGTGGCGCAACGATGGTGTTTCGCAGCATGGAGAATGAGGATGACTGTCGCAACTTTGACGGCTCGCAAATTCCTTACATCGGCTTTGATCAGTTGGAGAGCTTCACGCCCAAGCAGTTTTGGTACATGCTCAGCCGCAACCGTTCTACCTGTGGCATTCGGCCGTACATTCGGGCCAGTTGCAATCCGCAACCGGGCTGGCTGGCGGATTTGATTCAGTGGTGGTGGGATCCGGAAACGGGCTATGCCATTCCGGAACGCAGCGGGGTGGTGCGCTGGTTTGTGAGAATTGGGGATGGCATCCGTTGGTATGCCACCCGTCAGGAGGCAGCCAAGAAACACCCGTCCGTGCCGGCCAAGAGCTTCACCTTTATCTTCAGCAAGCTGGAGGACAACCAGGTGTTGATGAAGGCAGACCCGGGCTACCTGGCCAACCTGATGGCGTTGCCGTTGGTGGACCGCGAACGGCTGCTGGGTGGCAACTGGAAGATTTCCGTGGCGGGCAACATCTTTAAACGGGAATGGTGGAAGTTTGTGGACGCGCCACCAGCGGGAATCTACAACTGGTGTCGTTATTGGGACCTGGCCGCCACTGTGCCGACCGATGGCAAAGAGCCAGACTGGACCGCAGGTGCCAAGCTGGGCGAATTGAACGGGGACATTTACATTGCGGACGTGGTGCACTTCCAAGGCTCATCGCTGACCAACGAACGCACCATCAAGGCCACTGCCGAGTTGGACGGGCCAGCCGTGGCGGTGCGCATGGAGCAGGAAGGCGGGGCGAGCGGCAAGAGCCTGAGTGGAGACGAGGGCCATTACGCTCGTAACATCCTTGTCGGTTACGACTTCTCAGGTGTGCCCAGCAGCAAGAAGAAATTGTTGCGCTGGGCACCATTGAGCGCAGCGGCGGAAAAGGGCAGGGTGTTCTTGGTCAAAGGTCGTTGGAATCAGGACTTCGTGGATGAGTTGGAAGGCTGCAAGGGAGACGACGAGAAGAACGACCAGGCCGACGCTGCTAGCGGGGCACTGGAGGCGTTACGTGTGCCGACCGGAGCTTGGGACGCCCATGCGATTCAAGTCGCCTCCACGGGCTACCAGCGACCAATGGGCGTGCCGGGCAGCCTTGACCCAACAACGTATGACCCGATGGCGGAAACGGTGGACGCAACGGAGTGAATTATGATCAAGCCGCTTGAAAAGCATTCGGTAGGCCCAAAGCCCCGATCCGTGGTGGAAAACGCTGCAGTGGCCACGCTCGGCACGGCAAACGGTGCTCCTGAGCCCATTCAACCGTGCTGTTCCTGCCGTTGGGCGGTGCAAACCAAGGAATTGTTACGTTGCCATCTGAATCCACCCCAGGTGCGCATGCCCTACGACAACATGGCGGCCTGGCCGGTGGTGCCCAGCCGAGGTGGCGGTTGTTCATCGCACGCCACATCATGAAGACCGCCGTTTTCCATCTCGTCCGCGAGCCGGGGGAGTCTGAGGATTTCCTGGCAAGTTATTTTGAGCACTTGAGCGGGGCGGACCACGAACTGTTTCCCGTGCTCAAGGGCGGGGCGTCCGCACCCGTGCCGGGTTTCCGCCAGTTTCGCGTGAATGATTTTGGACGGTCGTTGCACGCCTTTGGCAAGGCGTTGCGGCGGGTGGACCTGGAGGGGTTTGACACTGTTTGTTTTCTCAATTCCTTTTCGCGCATCGCTTGTGATGGCTGGCTGGACCGATTGGTGAGCACAGCACGACGGCCGGAAGTTGGCATGGCGGGTTGCACGGCCAGTTTGGAAAGCTTTCTGGGCAACAAGCCCGCGCTGTGGCGGTCGCTGTTGTTTCCGCCCTGGCCAAATCCACATCTGCGCACGAACGCGATCTGTCTGCGCATGGAGGTGGCACGAAAGTATTGGCCTCGGTTCGCCTTCAACAAGCCGCTGGAACATGTCTCTGAATCTGGCTGGTGGGGTTTGACAAATCGTCTGCGGGTGGCAGGGCTTGATTGTGTGGTGGTCAACGCTACCAGCGAGCACACTCTCAGTGCGGATCGGCAAAGCTTTGAGTCGCCATGCTTTCGTGAAGGCTGGCCCACGATGGTTACGGACAATCGCCGAAAGGGAACATGCGAATGACGCACGATCAGTCTCCGTTTGTTGCCGATGACCTGAAATGGCGTTGGTGGCATTGGCCGGTGGCAGCCCTGGTGTTCATTCCGGTGGCGGTTGGGATTGTCTTCTTCATTGCGCTGGTCCTGGTATCAGGCATTAACGATTGGTGGCAAGACCGACGGAAAGACAAGTTGTGAGCTCACGAATGAGTTTCTGTTTGGCGGTGGCGCTGATCGTTGCTGCGTTGGTCTGGTTGTTTGCCGAAGCGTTGCACCCCGATCATGTTGTGTTCTCCAATGACGGTCCGTTGGGGGCATTGCAATCACAGCAGTCTCAAACCTTTGGCCCAATTTGGGCAGACCTGAATTGGTTGGGGCGCTCTGAGCCAGCTTGGTCGGCTTCCGGTATCACTGGAGGTTTCCGAGCGTTGATGCTTTGCCGCAACCTAGCAATAGGCACGGTTCTGCTTTGTATGATTGGCTGGCCGTTAGCTTATTGGTGGACTGGGCGTGGCGTCTTGAAGGGGATTGAGATTGGACTGCTGGCTTGTTGGTGTCAGCTGATTGGCTTCGGCTTGGTCTTGGCCTTGTTGCACTTCCTGACCGGCAACCCGGAATATCTCGGCGCGTCCTTCGGCTTGTTGAGCTTTGCATTCATGGTAGGTTTTGGCTTTCTGCCGCCTGCTCCGGATCCTCACTAATTATGAAACCACCTATCTCCCTCGTTTTGGCTACGGCTGAGAATTGTCAACTCGGCTGCTCTGGTTGTCCGACCGGTCGTGTCAAAATATGGAATACAAACGAAAAGCCCGGCGTGGGCGTCATGTCCCTGGTCATGGCCGACCGCATCATCACCAAGGCCAAGGCCGAGGCGCATGTCTTGAGCGTTTGCACCTATTACTTCAATGAGGTGCTGATCTATCCGCACATCGTGGAGCTGGTGAAGCTGATCCAGTCCCACGGGTTTTATCAATTCCTCTCGACGAACTTGAACACGTTCAAGCATGTGCCGGAATTGATGGCCCTTGAACCCACGAACATCATCGTGAGTTTGTCCGGCTGGTCCAATGAGACCTATCAGCGGTACCACGCCGGCGGCGATGTGGAGGTGGTGAAGGCGAATATGGTCAAGCTGGCGGCGTTGCGCAAGCCCGGCACGTTCCTGCGGATGAGTTGGCATGACTTTCATTACAACCGCCACGAACAGGCGCAGGCCAAAGCTTTCGCGGATGAACACGGCTATTGTTTCACGCCCTACGGTGTGGGCGTGTTGCCGTTGGAACGCACGCTGGCACGCTGGCAGGACGGGCAGCTTGATCCGGCGGAGAAGGACATTCTCGTGCCGTTGCAGGAAGCGAAGAAACTGAGCTGGCCACGAAGGCATTGGAACTGCCAGATGCAGCAGCAGACCATGACGGTGGACGCGGCGGGCAATGTTTACAACTGCTCGGATCGCTACAACAGCACCAATCTGCGCGGGAGTTTCTTTGAGCGTTCGGTGACGGACATCCTCAAGGCGCGCAAGACGGATTTCGATTGCGTTTCCTGCAAGGCGGTGGGTGGGCACATCTACGGCGCGCAGGAATACACCGTGCCGCTGACGAGTGTGCGGCGCTGGTTGGACATCCCCTTTCGCGGCCTGAAGCTCCAGGGCCTTTTCCAACGCCTCGATTTCGACGAATGGCGCAATCAGGTTGAGAGCCATTACGACCGGCCGCAAAAATGAGAAGCCGCACTCCTCCCCTCACCGAGCCTAATGGATGGGAAAAGTCCACCACCGACATTCGGGTCATTTGCACCCCCACCGAGAAGCTGTTGTGGAAGGCGGTGTTTGGAGTGGGTAACGTGGCGGAAGTCAGCCGAAGGTTGTTGAATGAAGAAGCGCACAAACAAGCCAACATTCCTTGCGGACGAAAACACCACCCAAAGGGGAAGTGTTAGGCTCACCAACTTGCACCCCAGCGGCATGTTGGCCGAGGACGTCAAGTGTCTGGCCAAAGCCAAACAACGAGCTGAAGAAGTCACCACCGAGGCCATTCAACGATATGAGAAGTGTCACCCGTTGATCAACAAGCCGTTGAAAGATGACTTTGCGAAATGTGGGGATGGGAGTTTAGTTCAATCAAGTTGAGCAACTTGGTTGTCTCCAAATTCGTCCACGAAGCCCGTGCCAAAGCTGCACCGGGCACTTTCCTTTCCCAGCTGCCAGTGCAGGCGCGTGCGCCTCGCTTGCCGGCTCTCAATGATGTTTCGCTAACGAATATCCTTCCTCCTTTCGGAACCAATCCGCCTCAAGGCCCAATTGCCAACAGCGACTTGGACTTGAATGACCGTTACATCCGCAGCGATCCGCGTGAGCTTTGGTATCTCAGCCTGCCCAACAAGCTAACGCCTCAGCAGTGCCTTCAAATTCTTCGCAGTGCCCTTGGTGGTGACATTTGGCAACAGTGGCAGCTTTGCGCCATCATGCTGGACAGCTGGCCGACGTTCCGAATGGCCAGCCATCAATTGATGGAGGCAGCGGCTTATGCGCGTTACGCAGTCCACCCCTGTGCCGAGGAAGGCAAGAAACCGACGCCACAAGCGATTGAGCGTGCGGACCTGGTCAGCCGAGCGATTCGCTCCATGCATCCGGATCCGTTCAATGACGAAAAGGGATTCAGCGGAATGTGCTATGCACTGTGCGACGCGATGCTCAATGGCGTGTCCACTGTGGAGTTGATTTGGGACTTTCGCACGTCAAGTGATCACGGACGGGAGCGTATGCCCGTTTCCTCAGCCTGGGTTCATCCCCGTCACGTTTCCTTCACCAACGAAGGCCAGATTGCCGTCTTCAGCGAGAATTACAACCGGCTGACCTATGCGGGTGCTCCGCAATCCACCAAGCCTTCGCCGGACAAATTTCTTTGTGCCCAGTTCATGAGCAAGGCCGGGTCTTGCCTTGGTGCCGGGTTCATGCGACCGCTGGTCTGGTATTGGGCCGCCCGCCAGTTCAATCTGGAATGGATGCTCAACACCGCCAAGCAATACGGCTCTCCGTTCATCGACATCACCTACAAGCCAGGCAGCGTGAGCACTGGGCCAGGTGGTGAGTTGGAGAAGCTGAATGAGTTGCTCAAGACGGCCGGAAGCCAACGCAGATTGATTCATCCCGAGGGGACGCTGGCCAACATTCATCCGCCTACCAGTTTGGGCAAGGAGAACCCACAACGTGTCCTTGAGGAAAAAGCCGACGAAGCCTGCCTGTTCCTGCTCCTTGGCCAAAAGGGAACCACGACGCCGACGCAAGGGGCGCTCGGTTCGCAAGACACTCACGAAACGGTCAAGGACGAACGCATTGCCGGTGTCGCCAATTGGTTGGCGCGCAATCCCCTTCGCCAATTTGCCCGTGCTGTCCTGAGGGTCAACTACGGCAACGACGACGAGTGTCCGAACATTGAGCCCGACTTCACCAAGCCGCTTAAGCCTGAACAAGTGGGCCAAATGATGAGTGCGGTCAGCGGGTCACGCGTGCCTGTTCGGGCGGACGAGTTCTACAAGAAAGTTGGTTTCACCCAGCCGGAAGCCGGGGAAGTGGTCTTGGCTGGCGGCATCATCGGAGTTCAAAGCGAGCCGATGACGGACGACGAACGGTTTGATCAACAGCTTGGCCAACAGGTCAAGACGGCGGAAGTGCAAATGGAGTTGGGGGCGGAAATGGAACAAGGCCAGTCCGCACAGGCGTCTGAATGGGCAAGGGACAATTTTGTTCGCGCAACAGGAACAAGTGAAGGGGCAGAGAAAGGTTGGACACATCGGGTGCACGTTAGAATGACCGACAGGCACGCGGTTGGCTCTAATAGCCGTTCTTATCCCAATCAGGAGATTCGCAAGATCCGGTTGACGGCCACCAGCGACGAAGAGGCAGAAACCAAGGCTCACAATTTCTACAAGAAGCGACAGTACAAGAATCTGCACACCGTTCACATTGAGAAGAATCCCGGCGTGCAAGCTCGCGGCACCAAACTACGCGACGTTCTTCACGCCGCTTCCTCCGACGAGCTAGACGCCTTAGAAGCCAAGCTGACCGCTGCTGAGTCAGCGCCCCACAAGAATGGAGAGGTGGAAGATTTGACCGAAACGATCGTGGGACTGGCCCACCAGAAAAGGTTTGAGCCATGACCGCCATTGAACAAGCTAATTTGATTTGGGCACGGGAGGAGCGCAAGGGCAAGATTGTTCAGGCGGCTGCTTTTGGAAACCAGAACGCTGCTGGCCCACATAACGTCAATCATCATTACAATGAGCTTGGTGGCGATTCTGTTACTCATGATTCAGACGGCGGCAGAACGAAAATAAAGCTGCGCAAGAAGAAAGAAGGCTGGGTTGCTGATCGTTACAGCGAAGCTCCAAAGGAAGAAGGCTTCACTTATGCCGAGGGGCATCATGTTGGGAGTTCTTCGATGACTCATCACGAGGCGGCAACCAGAGCAAATAAAATTGCAGGTGCAAAATTCATCAAGTCATGAGCAAGCCCAACAAGAAACTTTCCCGCACCAAGCCAACCAAGGCCAAGCCTAGCGTTGCGCCAGCGGGCACGCCCACGGCGGCGAGCGCACCAGAAGTGCCATCGCCTCAAGCTGAGGAATCAGCACCAGTCAAAATGGAAACAGCCGTGGGCGAATCTGTCAAGACCGTAACGTCCACTCAATTGGTGGGAAAGGTGGAAGCACCCAAGCCGGCAACCCGGAGTGGTGGCGCAGGCTGGTTTGTTCCGCCACAACAAAAGTCAGGATTTGGAATGGGAGGAACGAAATGAAAATTTGTGAACGATGCCAAAAGGAACACGGTGACAACGAAGAGCACATTGCTGGCAAGGACGGCGTGTGTGCCTCAATTGTGACTCACAACGACAGCGTCGTCCGCGCAGCAGGCACGAGCGAAGGAGCGAAGAAAGGGTGGGAGAAACGCGGCGGAACATTTGGTGACTGGTTCAACGAGAATAAAGACTCGGATGAAATGCACGAGGACTTCGCCAATCACGTCCTTGAGATGAAGCAAATGGGATTCAAGCACAAGAAATTCAAGGATTGGGCGAAAGACCGCCATGCCGCTGTTGAGGCTTCAGAAATTTCCGGTCCTGCCTCCACCGAAGTCGTCCACTGTCGCGCCTCCAGTGCAGCAGGGGAGAAGTTGGGAGCGAGCGAAAATTGGGTCGCCGGCAACCGGGTGGAATTTATGTTTATGCCAGCTGGTGTGCACACCATTTGTGCTGGGTTCAGGAAAGGGTCCATTGAGCTCACTGTGGCTTGTGATCAAGCGACGGTTGAAGCAGTCCAGGCCAGCCTTGACGGTTGGCGGCAAGAGCGTCCCAAGCAAGAACCTTTTGCGTGCGTTGAGCATCGCGAAACCGAAGCGAGCCTGAGGATTTCTGCCAGTTGTGGATTTAGCTGGAGAGACGACGGAGTTTATTTGGCTGCTGAACCCACCACCCTTGGTGCACAGAATGTCAATGGCAAGGTTCATCGTAGCTGGTCACCATCATTTACAACCGACGCTGATTACAGCCGGGCCACCGATCAAAGTGGCACATTGGTGTTTCCAGAAGGCGTGCGTGGCTCTCGCAGCAACCCGGCTCAAATTACCGGCATCGATTTTTGCTGTGGGACGATCACTAATAAACCGGCGTTTAGAGAGATGAGTCCGGTCAAGAGCCGGGAAGCGGTGCTGGCGAGCGGGACAGAAGAGACAATTCAAGCCACTTGGAGCGATGCGGCTCGCGTTGCCGCTGCACACGCTCGTGAATTGAGTCGCCTAGCCCACGAAGAGCCTATCAAGCGTTCAATGGACGGAAAGCCAAAGGCTGACCCCGATGCCTATGGTGTGACCAAACAAGCCCATTCGGCGTCTGGTAAAACTAAACTCAGCGAGACTGACGGTCGCGGAGCAGGTCGCCATATGGACTCTCACAACTATGCCGCTTACATGCACACAGAGGCAGCAAAGGCGCACAAGAAAGCAGGAGACTCTTTCATGTCAGAGTTGCACACAAAAGCGGCGACAGCGCATCGTGAAGCGACGAGCGAACTTTGGAAAGAAAACAACAAAGCCTCCGACACCACCTCCTCCGACACCATCGCCGCCCATTGCAAGGAAAACCTCTTGCGCGACGTGCCCGACGCCACCAAGGCAGAGATTGCCGCTTACGAGAAATGCATTGAGGACGGTGGCGCTCACAGCGATGCAGTTTACGAACTGCGCAAGGAGCGGAAGAATGGGTTTGTGAGCACAGCCGAGAAACCCACGCTCGATTCCATCTTCACCAAAGTCAACGCCAGCCTCACCACCGCCAACCGTTTAGCAGAGGAGAACGGAGTGGCCAAGTTGACGGCACAGGATGTGTATGAGCGGCATTCGGTGAGGGCGGGTGCGCCGGTGGGGAATAAGAATGCTGGCGGACCTCACAAGCTGACGGTTAGCAGGGTTGGCGTTGGCGGTCATCTATCAATTCTGCCGTTTTAAAATTTCACAGCAAGGAGGCTGCTGAAGAACACAGAGATGCTTATTTCAAAGACACTCATTCTTCTATTATCGAGCCTGATACAGACGGACTGTCGGAGACTCACAAGCGTGCGAATAAAGCTTACAACGACAGCCATAGCGGAAAAGGGCCAATGGCTCTTCCAAGCTACAAGGCGTCTCAAGCCAAGCCCAATCTCGAATCAATTTACGCCCGTGCGGGCGCTAACAGCCGGTGAGTAACCGGTGAACTAACAACAACAAAGGAAAACAAATGAAGGTAGTCATTCAAAGTTGCCCGCCTGATTCAAAATTCAAGGTGGGAGCCTCGCTTGATCTTTCGGGAGCAGAACTTGATGTTCTGACGGAAGCAGGCCACGAATACATCACCGCGTCTGAGCACGCGGCCAATGAGCGTGAGAAACAAACCATCACCGCCACGCGCAACGCGATGAAGGGCTTGGTGGTTCAGGCGGTCAACAAAGCCGTGGAACGGGAAGCCATCGTGCCCAAGGGCGATGGTGCGAACAGCGCGGAAACGATCACTGCGACGGCGGTGAAGCAGATTGAACAGGGAGCGGATCCCGAGTTCGTCGTGGCGTTCATTGACGGGTTGCCGGGCAAGGCCGACAAGGTGCTTGCGTCTCGCATCACCCGTTTCCAGGCCGATGAGAAGGGCATGCCGTTCAACAACCTGGTCGTCACCGGGACGGACATCAAGGACGCGACCAAGGGTTACGTCAAGGCGATGGAAGGCCAGGAGGCGCTTTGCCGTTCCAATCAGTGGGACGAGGCGTTGCGCCAGAGCCGGGAAGCCGGAGTGATTCTGAGTCAGCATCACATCAAGGCGCAGGACGCGCTGTTGACCGACATGGTGGCCGGGGCAACCCGGTTTGACCCGAAGACGGTGCGAGCGGCCACGTTCTCCGATCCCAACAGCCAGGTGGGTGCGTTGGCCGGGGACTTGATCCTGATGCGCAACCTGGGCTTCCTCAAGAACAAATTGAACTGGATGAAGTATCTGACCACGGATTTGTCCGGCGAACCGGCCAAGTTTGGTCAGGCGATCCTCACCCGTTACATCACGCCTCCGGGTGTGCTGACCTGGGTGCCGGGCGTCGGCTTCACCAGCGATGCTCAGACCATCTCCGATCACAACGCGGGCACGACCCAATCGGCTGCCACGGTGGCGGGCACGGCAGTGGTGCGCACCTTGAGTGTGCCGTCCACCACGGACAAGAGCGTGACCTTGAATATGTTCAAGGCGACGGAAATCACCTTCCCGGTTTCGACCCTGGGCGGGACGATGCGTAACTTGTTTGCGGAACAGTACAGCGCGCAGTTGTATTCGCTGGCGGAGGTCATCAACCAGTATGTGTTGACGGGCATCTTTGCGGCCACGTGGACCGGCATCAAGACCAGCTACACCAAGAGTTTGGCGAACTGGAATTTGTCGGGCATGATTGGCGTGAAGAACGCCATGACCATCAGCAAGATTCCGGACGTGGGCCGGTTCACGCTCCTGCACTCCTACTACCACGACAAGCTGTTGGAAGACTCCAACCTGCTTTCGGCCAAGGCGATCCTGGCGCTGATCAACAAGGATCAGTCCAGCTTTGAGTCGGGCGAAGTGCCCACGCTCTTTGGCGTCAAGCCGCTGGAAAGCCAGTTGTCCAGCGCCACGGCAGCGGGGGTGTTGACCTCTTGGACGGACGATGCCGATCTCGGCACCACGAACATTGTCGGGTTTGCCGGCAACATGAGCAGCTTCCTGTTTGTGAGCCGTCCGCCCCAGGACTGGACCACAACGCTCACGCAGCTGGGCATTCCGAGCACCGCCTCCATCCGCCTCGTCACCGAGCCGGACAGCGGTTTGACGGTGATGGTGTTCAGCTTTGCCGACAACGGCACGATGAGCATCAATCAGCGTGTGTGCGTGATGTACGGTGCGGCACAGGGCGACCCCCGCGTTGGCCTGACGATCAAGGCTGCCTGAAGTCATTAGCCCGATTCGCCTGAGTTGGGCGAGCCGGGCAATTTCAACCAATCAAAATCAAAGAAAGATCAAAACGATGAATACCAAATTCAAATTCTTAACGGCAGCGTTGGTGGCTCTTGCCACGTTGTTGTTTGTCACCACGGCTTCGGCTCAGTTGGGCAAGCCTGCGGTGTTATTCAGCACGGCATCCGGCACCGTTACCGAAGGCGTCACCAACGCCAAGATCGCGTACAACGTGACGGCTCCGGTCAACAAGGTGATTGATTGCACGGCAGGCAAGGACCTCTTCCTGCAGTTCCGCTTTCAATACACCACGACCAGCATCCCGGCCACGAACACCACGTTTCAGTTCAGCGTGGCAGCCGAACCGAATGCAGTTGGGGCTACCAATCGGCATGCCATCGCTTCCTGGGGCGTGGCGGTGGCAGGCAGTACAACGGACACCGGATTCGTCACCTGGACCACTAATATAAGTGTGCTGGGGCGACCGTATGTGTATCTGGACTCGGTGCTGCCCTTGGCACCCATCACCAACTTGACGGTGAAGTATCTGGTCAAATAGTTCTCTCGTACGAGCGCGGCGGGCTGCTCACGGCTTTTCTGGGTTGGCCGTGAGCAGTCTCCACCAATAAACTTTATGGCCACGAACTGGACGGTGATGACGGGGACCATGGTGAGGAAAGTCCTCACAGCGGCCACCCAGTCAGACCCCAATCAGAATCTGGCGGAAGGTGTGTTGGACGGAGACGAACTGAATTTGAGTGCGTCCAACCGACGAGACGAGGCAGTGGCAGAAGCGGTTAAGGAAGTGCGCGGGGCAATTCGGACGGCCGGAAGATATCCGTACGCCGTCACCGCTAGCACCGTGCCCCCAGAAGGGGAATGGCACACGTTGGTGATTGCGGCGTGGCGGCTGATTAATTCGACGCCCGGTCTGGCACGATCATTTTTGGCGGGCGATGGCGGCGCTGAGACCCCGTTGGCCAAGATGTATCGGGAGGCCATTGAATGGATTTACGGTTGCGGTTGTCCCAAACAAGGTGGGCTACGTCAAGGAGAAGGATTTACTGAGCCCACGGATCCTGTGGGAGTGGACTGGACCACGGCGGTGGCAGCCGACAACGTTGCCATCAGCGGTATCCGTTGGGGAGATTCCGTCGCAGACGATTCTGAATACGAAGCTGGCATCACCGAAGACGGTATCGTGGTGAACAGCCAGTCTCAAAACATGAACACATACTAGATCCCTTGTGGCTGCTTTTGCTCTCATTGCTGCTGGTGTCGCTCCTGCTCGGGCTGTGGCTCGGGACGCGGGAGCAACCTTGACAGCCATCCGTGCCGAGCGTTTGGCGCGACGGATTGAGAGCGTGCTGGCCAAAGACTCTGGCCGCACCGCCAAGGCAATCGTTCACGACGAAGCCGGTAACGTGCTGGTGATTCGGGATGCGACTTACGGAACGTGGGATTTGCCGGGTGGTCACCTGCACGAAGGCGAAAGTCTCAACCAAGGCTTGCACCGGGAAGTGAAAGAGGAAACTGGCCTTGAGATCAGCGGCGAGAGTTGGAATCGCAACGTCAACCAAGGCCGAACGGAGGTGTTCGACACCCAGGTTTTCGGGGTCAAACCGCGAGTCACCCTTTCCGACGAACACACCGCTTTCAAGTGGGTTGAACCGGCGGAAGCCGAAAAACTGGCTGCTTTCTGGTTTCAGGACACCTCCGGGAACGTCCCCGGCTCGTCCAGGGCGAGCTTTTATCCCGAAACCGGGCCAACGGGCGTCCCCGGCCATCAAAACGCTCTAGAGGCCAAGCAGCGCGTCCGGGCAGAAGCTGAAAAACAGGTTGGCCGAGCCGTTCACCGGGTGGTGACCCTGGCCGAAGCCGAAGTTTTGGCCGGCAAACCTGCCGACGACTTCTGGGCTTATGCGGCCGCAACGTTCTTTGGCGCTATCATGGCGGCTTACGGCGAGTCGGCCAAAGCCCTGGCGGTGATTGAACGGGGAGCAGACCACGGCGACGTGGCCACCGAAGCTGAGGAGCGAGCGCACGCTGAACAACGAGCCGGTTTGCTCAAGGACTTTCCCAAGCGGATTCGGGAACGGCTAGAGCTAGAGGTCAAGCGCGGTCAAGAGCTTTGGGAGACGGAAGCCGAATTGAATCGTCGGGTCACCTTGGAAGGTGAACGTCTCCTTGAGACCGAAGGCCGAGTGGTGGCGGAAACCGAAGCGCAAGCCATTGCTGGCTCGGCTACGTTGCGGGCCTTGAAACGAGCCGGGTTTGAAACCTGTTTCTGGGTCACGGTAGGCGACGAGCGGGTGCGTGATAGTCACACCCACAACGAATCAGTTGGCGCAGTCAAGCTGGGTGACAAGTTTCCGAATGGTTGTCGGTTTCCGGGGGATCCTCTGGCACCGCTTGCGGAAACAATAAATTGTAGGTGCTGGTTGACCGGCGCAAACCGAAAGCAATGATCGCCCGCCTCCACATCACCAACGCCTCGCTCACTGGCTTCAGCCGGGAAGTGAAAGACCGCATCAAGGCGGCGCAGCCCAAGGCGGAATTTGCCATGGCCGAGACGTTCCAAGAGTGTGTACTGAGCAACTTTGGTGCAACGGGCAAGTTTCGGCCGTGGTCCGGTTGGCCGCCACTCAGTCCGGCTTATGCTCGGAAAGTGGGCCGGGACTACGCCACGCTGGAAGTGAGCGGACGACTCAAGGCCAATGTGGTGATTGAATTGAACGGCGCAAACAATTTTGAAGTGACCAGTGATGACGATCGGGTGCCTTATTCCACGGTTCACCAGTACGGTGGCGGCAACAATATCCCGCAACGGGAATACTTCCCCATGACGGACGACGGTCAAGTTTATCGTCAAGTTGAAGACATCGTGCAACGCGCAGCTGAGGACGCGTTGTTGAAGGAGCTTTCGTGATGAATGCAATTGATCAAGCCAATGCCATTTGGGCACGGGAAGAACAACGCGGACGAATTGTTCTTGCCGCTGGTACTAGCGAGGGGGTCAAGAAGAGTTGGGAACACCGCAACCGAGAAGGTGCATTGTTGCACTTGAAAGAACTTCGCAAGGGCGGATTCAAGGGCAGGGTGTCAGTTGAACACGACAAGAGCAAAGGGGTGTTCTTTCTCAAGAAACAAGAAGGTGAATTGGCAGCGCGCAAACCGCCAACAACCATCACGCCTTACGACAAAGACATCCGGCGCATGAAGAGTTATGGAACTCAGGACTTGCACGGAGCGCTGACAGACACGATTTACGACGATCAAAAGGCACGGAAAGAATTTGAAGGCGACAATCCGGAAGCTTCTTGGGAAGACGCCGCGTCTGATTTAGCGGCAAATTATTTGAGTGTGTATCACGCTCACAAACACTAATGCTAGCTCAACCCGTCACCATTTCTCAGCAAGCCTCAGCGTTGAAGTTGACGTTGGAAGGTTGGGCAACGCCTCGTGGTGGACGGGTGGCGGTGATGGCCAACCAACGCCATCTCTGGGAAGAATTGACCGACTTGCCTCAAGCTGTGGCCAATCAGTCGCCGCGCATCATGGTGCTTTGTGCGGGAGCAGACCTGTTGCTGCCGGGCGAGCCGGACTGTCATCGGGAAACGCGTCGTTGGCAAATTGTGCTGGTCAAGGGTCGTGGCTTCTACAAAGACCCCATGAGCGGTTTCACAGCCGAACCATTCACCGATTCCATCGAAGCCATTCGGGATTTGATCCGCACGATGATCGGGATCAGCGATCTGGAAGAAACACCGGGCGTCATCTACAACGGTTGGAAACCATTGCCGAGCATTTTGCCCACCCGGGAGGCGAATGCCTTTGCGGACGCGGTGGTGATTGAATTTGTCACACACAATGACATCCCGCAAGTGATTTTAATAGCACCAGGAACAGAAGGATTGGACGGGAGTGAATTATGAAAGGAAACAGCATGAAGAAAGTTATGAACAGAATCATTTGGGCGCTTTGCCTTTTGGTCGCGCGCATTCGGCTTATCGTCGTCAAACGGCAATACCCCGGATGCGAAGGCGCTCGCAATGCTTGGCCCACAACAGGCGCAGGATCGCTCGCAACTGGATACGTTGCCAGCGGTGTAACGACCATTCGCTGGGGCAGCGGTGAGTTGGTCACCAGCATCAACACCGTAGCCACCAGCGTAACAGTGGGCATCGTCACCCGCTTCAATCAGTCGGCGTTGGTGGACAACATGAAGTTCCCCAACGGGAACGGGGTGTCCATCACGCGAGTGTTGATTGTGGACGGCATGAAATGGGACGTCACTGTTCGGGATGACACCGGGTTGTCTGGCACTGCCGGCATTGGCCGTCCCAAGATCGGCACTGCTGTGGTCATTGTGGATGCAGCAGGATTGGTTGCAGGCGGACTGTCAACTGCCAAGTACACCGCCACGGTGGTGGAAGGTGGTTACGACGCTGCGCCCAAACAGCCGGGTGAAATGACTTTCACGGTAGAAAATCTGGCTTTGATTGAAAGTCAATCCGCAGTCTAATTCCATGAAACCCAACCCCAACCTATTCAGTCCGGAAATCGAAGCCAAGGTGGCGGAGATGGCTGCCCAAACCCAGGCAGTTGATCAACAAGCGGCAGGCGCACTGGCCGAGCCGTTGCCGGGTCCGACTAAGGACATCTTTGCCGTGGCGCAGGACATCAAGGTTGGCAAGTGGAACGTGCGGCCGTTTTATGATCTCGACTTTGTGTTGTTGGAAGAGCTCCAACATCCCATGGCCAACATCATGAAGGCCACCATGTCGGGTGAGGAAGTCAAAGACGACTACATCCCGAGCGGGTCAACGGCTTGGCAATTGTTTTGGATCATGACCCGTCCGCCGGAAGAAACCGAGGCGTTGTTGGCGGAAAACAAGCTGGGAGAATTGATCAAGCTGTCACGGGCGGAGTTTGGCAAGCTGTCCTTTGCGGTGTTGGTCAAGCTATACGAAGCCGTGGTCCGGCAGATTGGAATCTGCACCAGCGGCAACGTGGCCTACGGCGCACCAACAGAGGAGGGCGAGGCAAGGCAAGCCGCGTCCCCAAAATCATTGGCGGCGTAGTGGATGGGCTGGGCTGGTTGCACGAAAAGCACGGACGGTGCATGGCTCGCTACGGTTGGACGGAACGGTTTTGTTGGACGGGAATTTCGACAGCGAAGTCAGCGGTGTATGACAACCTGGCCAAAGAGCAGGAGATTACGGCCTTTGGACCGTTGTGGGAGCGAAAGTCTCCCGGTTACGTCAAACAGGAAATTGAAAAGCGATTGAAGCATGGCAGGCGGAAAAATCAGCGTTGAACTCAGACTGGTACTTGACAAGCTGAATGCCGACATCAAGGCAGCAGCGGCGTCGATGCGTGCCGGGTTGTCCAAGGACATGGGCTCAACGGCTGCCGGCACAGAGAAAGCTGCCAACGCCCAAACCAAGCTGGCGGGCGAGGTCAAGAAAACGACCAATGCGTTGAAGGACCAAGCCAAGGCTGCTTACGAAGCTTGGAAGGCGTCGTTGCCGCCGATGAGGGTGACAGACTCCACCCAACAACGCAAAGGCTCTGGCCGGTTCTTCTCGCCTTGGTCAACGGATGCGGGTGGCGGCTTAGCCACAGATCCTGACGCCATCATCAATCCACAACGCCCGAAGGCAGCACCGGGTGCCATTCCTCCAGCGATGTTCAGACGACCGGGTTCAATTCCGCCTCCAATTCCGCCCGCAAAAATGGGGATGCTCCAACAGGCTCTCAAGGCCATTGATCCAATTCTTTTCAAAGCGGCATTGATTGGAGCAGCCTTGGCAGGACTGAGAGTTGCACTCGGGTATGTGACGTTTGCTTTTAGGGGAATGCTTGTTCCAATCCGGTTGTTGAGCAGAACATTCATTGAGGCTGCCGAGTCGGCTCGCCGAATGTATGCCAAGGCTCTACAAAGCGGCGGTCTTGGAATGGGATATGTGGCGCGTCGTGCGGCGCTGGCCGACGTCATTGGTGTGGGCGAGGAAGAAGTTTACAGCTATGGCAACGCGGTGCGCCACTTGAATGAACGGCTCAACTTTGCCACCGCAGTGGCCGCTTACACCAACAAGGAGCTGACCTCTGCCAGCTGGGCGTTGCGCGTGGTGGCTCATGATTTTGCAGCTCTGAAGAGCCTGTTGGCAGCCCAATTGGCACCCGTTGTTCGTGAGTTGGCCGCAGCCTTTCACGGCATTGCGATGGTGTTGAGCGGGGAGGCAATCAAGTGGGGCAAGATCATTGCTTCGGGCATTCGAGCCGGGCTGTTGCAAGTGCTGGGTCCGTTCTGGAGTTCAGCCTTGTTGGGTGCTCAAGTGATTGGCGGTGGCGACAAAGGAGCTGCTCCTGGCACGGAAGTGGCCACCAAGCGCATGCCCTTTTCTGCTTGGGAGAAAATGGGCTTGGTAGTTGGAACGGGTGGCGGCAACAACTGGGCTCAGCAAACCGCGCAAGCCACCAAAAAGACGGCTGAGAACACGGCTCGTCTAATTGAGTTGATGACCGGCAAGAACGGTCAACTCATGATTCCCTTTACGCTTCACAACGCTCCATGAAATCCATTTCTGTAACTTCAGCCACGCCGGGATATGCCAAGGGCACCTTGACTTCCAATGGCGCCATTCCCACCGATGGCGATACAGTGACGATTGGATCCGTCACCTACACTTTCAAGACCACGTTGACTCCCACCGCTGGACAGGTGCTCATCAACAGCAGCGCCGAGAATGCTCTGATCAATTTGAAGCGAGCCATTGATCACACCGGCACACCGGGAACGGATTATGCCAACAGTGGCTCCACGGCCATTGCTCATCCCACAGTGGCCGGCAGCACCATCACCGCCACCAGCTTGGTTGTGGTGGCGTTGACGATCGGTTTGGGCCAGGAATCCATTGCAACGACCGACACGGCGACAACGTTGTCTTGGGGCTCAGCCACGCTGGTGGTGAGCGACCTGACGATTGTTGCCACCTTTGCTGAGGAGACCTTTGATCAACCTTCCCAGCGAGTGACGGTGGGCGAGTTTCCGTCTGGGAACACCAGCTGGTCACGGGCACACAAACTGACCAACCACGCCCATTTTTGCGAGCGCAACCTGTCCAGCGGCGTGGTGCGAATGGCCTGGGCCTTGGATGAGTTCGCCAAAGTGGCAATAGCCTTGGAACCAAGTTTAAGTTGGACGCCAGTGGTGACGACTGAGCCGGTGGCAGACGCCACAGCCTTTGCGAGCGCACTGGTTACCTCTAACGCCACGGCTCCGGCCAACAACGACACCATCACCTTGGGCAGCGTAACCTACACCTTCAAGACCACCTTGACCGGCAGTCCGGACGAGGTCTTGATTGGGGCTAGCGCAGCAGCCGCGCTGGATAATTTGAAGTCAGCAGTCAACACCACGGCAGGGGAAGGCACAACCTACGGCACGGGCACGTCCATTCATCCCAACATTACCGCTACCACCAACACCGACACCACCCAGTTGTTCGTGGCCAAGGCTGTGGGGACAGCCGGCAACGCTTATGCCAGCACCACCACTTCGGCCAATCTCTCATTCCCGGGAGCCACCTTCACGGGCGGGCTGGCAGCAGCCACCTTTGCGGTAGTGGCCGGTGGCAGCGAGACAACGCTCAGTTACCAGTGGCAATATTCCGCCGATGGCACAACCGGATGGACGGCTGCAAGCGGCACGGTCAATGGCTGTGTTTACACCAACGACACAACGGCCACTTTGACTTGCACTCCCACCACCACCGGTCAGACCGGCTACTATCATCGTTGTGTGCTGACCAATAGTGCCGGCACCACCAACACCGACGCGGTGGTTTTGACCATCACCTAACATGCCACAACTCGCTTTAGGATTCAGTTGGGAGGATGGCCTGAATGGTCACGGTGGCACGCCTACGCCCGACGGTGCTATTCGGGTGCAGTCTGGTGGGGGCATCACAGCGGTGGACGATGTCATCACCGAAGAAGCTCCGGATTCCCCGGAGATTGAACGAGCCAATCAAGCCACCATGACGGCGACCAAGAGCATGTCGTGGTTGGAGGCTAAGAACCAGATTCAATACTACGGCTTGGGAACAATTGTTGAGGATGAGTTTGGTAACATCTTCAAGGTGTTGTCGGCGCGCATTAAGCGGGTCAAGCCTTCGATGGCTACGATGACGATCGTGGCTGAGAGCATTTCCTTTGATGTGCCGGTGGACGAGTTCAGCATTCAGCCCGTGGAGTTGGGATTGAACATCCTCAAACACCCACGCTACTTCTATGCTTTTCTGGGTGCAAGTGCAGATGAAGAGGCTCGCAATCAGATGGTCATCCGTCGGTTGCAAGATTACATGGAGACCACCAACTCGCAAAAGCGGGACTACATGGTCAAAGAGCTCAAGGCATCCATTGGCTTCGCGGGCACAGCGGGTGCCGATCAGCCGACGCTTTCCACCACATCTCAAATTGCCGGAACAGACTGGGCCAAATATGCTGCGATGGAGATCATTCAAAAGTATTGGCGTGGGGAGGAAACGCCTTACATCGTAGGATTTGACATCAAGTGGTCACAGTATTATTTCATTCCTCCATTTCTGATTCCGGGCGGGTTTATTGAAGACCCCATGACCGAGGCAGTGCCGCAGCTGCCAGACTATTTCTGGTTGCAGCCGGGCGGCGCTTCCATTTTCGATTTCATTGCCTCATCCAATCCGCAATGTTATTCCTCGGACGGCACCAGTGGTGGGAGTCTGAACATCAGTTGGCTGCGCCGGTCGGACCAAATCGAATACCAGCGCACCTGGTTCAAGATCACCCGTTCCTGGTTTGGTTCGCCGGTTGGGTTTTGGGACCCGCAGCTTTACGGATTCCAAATTGAACGACCTTCGGCTGACAACGCTGCGTCTGAATTTCTGGCCATCAACTAATGAACTTCAGCAACCCCATTCCACGAGGACCGGCAGTGAGGACTTGGCCGTCCTCGCCATTGCGCTCGCCGCGTGATGCGGATTCGCCAGTCAAGCAATGGCAGAAGGCTGGCTCCACCGGGGAGCAGGTGCTGGCCTTGCAGGAGAACGTCAAGCAGTTACAACGTCAGTTTGATCGCTTGCGCCGACGCGGGGCAGGGGATGACGCCGAGGCCACCACCGGCATGACCTACAAAGGGGAATGGGCGGCAGACGTAGAATATGTTGCCCAGAACGTTGTGACACGCGGAGCACTGGGCGAGTTCATTTGTCTGCAGGCCATTTCCGTCGTGGCACCAGAAACCGGAGCACCCTATTGGCACGGTTGGGTGCATCCTTTCCCGGGGATTTGGGGATGAGTGTTACCCGTAACATTGCCATTACCCAAGCGGATATGGACGCATTGGCTACGCTGGCCAATGGAGTTGGAGCTCCCATGCCAACCAACTTCCGGTTCAACAATTTTGACGACGCGGTGTTGCCGCCAACCGAAGTGGTGGGAACGATCAATTATGGATCCGGAAGCTATGTCGCCAGTGGCACCGCGATCGTGTGTCACGTTTACAGCTACAAGGACGTTGCCGGGGTCAATCATTATTCTAAGCTGTATGCCATTGGGAGCGTTACGCCTAATGATTCCTTGGACGCCTTCGAGATTGAATGGGACTGGACACCTCCAGCAGACGCGGTGGACGGCTACATTTACATCCTCTTTGCCACAGGCTCAGGTTCTGTTGGAGATTGGGCAGATGTCACCTCTTTGCCTTTCACAGACGACAACAACGGACTCACGATTCCTGTGATTGGCACGTTGGCCACCTGGAATCCGATTGAGGGTTGGGCCACTCGATTCAGCTATCTTGAGGAAGCCAGCGGCGCTCGTCAACCGGGCCAGTGGCTTCGGGAATTGGATCGGATTCGCCAGAACATGGTTAATCTTTACGCCGAGGACGCCACCTGGCTGGTGTCTGGTCCGTGGTGCGTTTCGGTTGGCCCGAGACTGCGTTATGGAAGTGATGCCACCGTTTACGGAAGCGTAGAGTTTTGGTATGCGGCAGACGACCTTGCCGGAGACGTGGACTTTTTGACGGTGGCGGAAATTGGCCACGCTGACAAGCCGTATGTCTTCACCACCGTGGGGCAACCGGCAGACGAGTTCCATTCTGCGTTAAGTCCCAATTGTCCGGCTGCTGGCAATTGGACCGGTAGGATCATTTGGACAACTGCCAATGCAGTTTCAGGCGGGGTAACGCATGCTTTAACGGCAGTTTCTGGAGCCACCATTAGCCTGGAAACGTGGACGGTAATTGACAACGCCATCATTTTGGATTTTGTCTTGGCGCTGTCCTCCGGAGCCAGTCAGGTTGACATTGACATTGATTTGAATGACGGCACCAACAGCTTTGAAGACCTGAGTGCAGCAAGCGGTCGCCAGACCGGAGAAATGGTTTCGGAAATAATCTTTGACACCGAGACCATCACTCCTTCTAGTGTTGATGTAATCCATCCCAGCAGCCTTGGCAAGAAGGCGGCTCCAACCGCTATTGATTCAGCTTTTGGGCCGGTGGTGTTTGTGGGGGTGAATTACTATCCAAGCTTCCATGTGGATGGGGATGTGGACGGAGTGTGGGTGGCGATGACCCGGTTTGCTTATGGTATTCACACTTATTTGGAATCAGACCTGCCAAATTATTATCTGGACAGCTTTGGTTCTGGGCCAAGAAGCGAAGCCAGTACAGATCCGGCGGCAGCAGCGGTGACACCTGCGGTGGCGGCTCGTTCCTCGTTGTGGCCGGTGTTTCGTGATACAGACTTTGGCACCTGGAAACGGATGTCACCTTCGGTCGCTGTTACAGAAGTGCCATATTATCCACAGGACACCTTTCACGTCATGAGCCAGGTTGCCGTGACGGCTGAACCGGGTGGAGTTACCGGCTACACTAGCGCATCAATACCCGCAGACTACGAACAGTTCATCCTCCGCGCCTCGGACGCTGCCATGACGA